ATTGGAGCGCAGATGCTACATATAAGAGATTGGATGCAGTGACTTATAACAATACTCTTTATTTCGCAAAAAAGGAAGTTCCGGCAGGAACGGCAACGAGCAATACGGAATACTGGTCTAAGTCTATCGTGGGCGGTGCTAGTGCGATTGCAACAACAGAGGATGCCGGAGTTGTAAAGCCGGACGGAAAAAGCATGAGCGTAGATGAAAGTGGAACGCTTAGTATTAACTTGGATGGCACCACAATTACATTGGACGAAGCGAAAAACGTCATAAAGTTGGCAGATGCATTAAAGGATAAAATCGGAAGCGCACTGCAACCGGAAAGTATCGTAAACAACCAGATTACGACAGAGGAAGGATTTGCACTTGATGCGCGGCAGGCTAACCCGAATATAGACGGTTCGCTGGCCAAGCAGGTGGCTGAATTAAACGGCAGCTTAAATAATGTTGCTACTAAAAACGATATAAGTGCATTGAATCCAACCTCTGGAATTAAACTATACAGTAATTTTCACATAGGAAAACTAGGTGTAGGATGGTATAGAATTGCAGAAGCTGTTTTTATGACCGACACTGTGTCAAAAGGTGCGGCATCGACGTTTATAGAGATCATGCTAAGACAAACGTGGAACGCTCAAGTCGGATGCTTTCATAAAGTAAAAATAATTCTTAAGTATCCTGACAAAGCCAAAATTTCTAGTTTTGGTATAGAGACATTAAATTTAACAAAAGTTAGAGTTGTTAGAAAATCTAGCATTTTATATTTTGACGTATTCAGCCATGGGTATGATAATGAAACACAGACGCTATTGAATATCCCATTTACCGCATATATTACATCAGCAAAAGCTTATAGTGATGCTAAAATTGTTCCTGAAACAGCTGACGGGGAAGTAATTGGTTGCAGTATTGACCTTGGAGATAGCATTATGGGTAGTTAATTTAAACTGCCGTTTAAGAAAAAATATCGAACAAATATCGAACAAATATTCGAACGTAACTTATAAACCATTTTTTTATCATAGAAAGGAATAAAAAATTATGGACAAAATTATCCTTAAAAACAAAACAGAGTTCGAGGTTTCCGATGGGGCAAGCCTTGGAAACATCCAGATCAAGGCAGAGAATTTCGATGCCATTAAAACGATTATGGATGCATTTACTGCGGACAACCTGCAGGAAGTTACATTTACACACAACGATGCAGTGTCGGGGAAATACACCGATCTGAAATCCGATGGGTTTACATATATGCCGGATGTGGGAGAAGATGGCGCAGAGGATGGAACATACACCGTCACTATCAGGTTGCGAACAAAGACTGAGATGGAGAAAGCCATCGATGAACTGAAAGCTGGACATGAAGTAAACGCCGGAGCAATTCAGGATCTTGCAGATATGGTAGCAGGAGGTGAAGCATAATGGTTAAATTCTACGTGAGACGTATTCTTGTAGATAAGAAAATGACGATTGATGAAGTGCCGATGCGTTGGCGCGCAAAAGTGCAAGAAGAGATCGAGAAACAGCTTTCCGCTTCTCTGCAATGACATTTTCTGTCGAAACTTGCGACCGAAAAATGTTGAAATCATGCATATTGTAGTGATACTATGGACTTGTCCGAAAGGACACTTCAAGTTCTGGCATGGGTGGGGTTTGGCATGGCTCCGCCCATAATTGGGGATTGACTACGCCGAACACACGTTCTATAATATCCGTATCGCTACATAGGGCACATGATTGGGGGTTTTGAGGTTGGGAGAAGAGTACTACAAAAATGAAATCATTAAACTCATTGAAAAATGCGACAATTTGCATTGGTTAAAAACCATATATGCATACATAAGCAACTTATTAAAATAGGAAAAGAGCCAAGGGTTTGCGCATTGCCCTTGGCTCTTTTTTACTTTTTGTCTGAAATCGTATCTACTAAATTTTCTAAGGCTGTCCAATCGCTTTCGCTTAACTTGCACAGTGCAGAAACAAGTCGATACTTAAAGTTTTCATCACCTAATCTTTGGATTTCTCCAAGCATTGCTGAAATCTGTTCGTCTTTTGATAACTCAACAAACATTTCTCCGTTTCCGGTGCGAAGCCAATCTTGATTGACATTAAATTTTTCACATATATCAAAAATTGTTCTTTCGGACGGTTTTTTTGTTCCTGTTTCAATTTGCGCTATAAAATTTCTCGAAAGACCAATTTTTGAGGAAAATTCTTCTTGTGTTAATCCTAATCGACTTCTTAATTCTTTGATTCTTTCATTCACTATTTATCCTCCTTTCATATATACTATATAACAAAAATGTCCCCTAGTCAACAAAAAAGTATTGACAAAATGTTTCTTGGGGACTATACTTTGTTTACAAGGTCAACAAAACCTTAAAATTAAAGGAAAGAGGTGAGAACATGAAAGAGATTAAATCAGCAAATGACATAATTGTTGTTCCGGTTTCTTATTTTAATGGAATGGAAAAGGAATTGCAGAAGATTCTAAACAAAGTGGATATTCACGATATGGATGTCATGGAACAGGTTCTTCATATGCGGAAGTGGCTGAAAACCAAAACCGTATATGAAGAAACAAAGAGATTATATCCTAATCTCCGTTTGGAAAATATTCATTTGCTTTTACCACAAGAAGAAGAGAGTTCTTGTGAGTGTACTGATAAAACAGGCAGTGAATAGATTCTGCGGTCGTGTCGCAGATTGGAATTCCAAACTTATCCGGAACTTTTAGTTCCCAACAAAAATTATTGATATTTGCGAACGTTATATCGTTTTCAGTTAATATCTCTGCCATCTTTTCTCGGTCGCAGGATATTGTAGAAAAATCGCAAAACAAAAAGTATTTCAAATTGTATCGCCTCCCTTATTTGATGATAAGGGAATTATATCACAGAAAGGAGTGAAAATATGGATAATTTAGTACACATTGGAAATGCAGATATTTCCATCAAAGAGTACAAAGGTAAAAGAGTGGTTACATTCAAGGACATTGACATAGTTCATGAAAGACCAGACGGAACAGCAAGACACAGATTCGCTGAAAACAAGAAACATTTTGTTGAGGGCGAAGATTATTTCGTTTTGAAGCCGTCAGACCTTGAAAATACTGAATTGGACGGATTTCGTCCAGTAGGAATTGATGCCGTGAGTCCAAGAGGAACGGCACTCATTACCGAACAGGGCTATCTGATGTTGGTCAAATCATTCACGGATGATTTGGCATGGGAAGTGCAAAGAAAATTAGTTTCTTCCTATTTCAATGTACATCAAAGTGTCAACGATCAATTATCTCCAGAATTGCAAGCGTTGCAAGGACTTCTTAATCAGATGGTTCAAAAAGAACTTGCTGACAAGGAAAGAGACAGGCAGATTGCCAAGGCACAGGACACAGCACAGAAAGCCATTGAGACAACTGAACATATCAAAGAAGCGGTGAAGCCGGTATTTGATAATTGGAGAAATGAAATCAATGCAAAATTTAATCGGATTCAGAGAAATGCAGATTGTCAATTCAACGTATTGAGGACTGAAATGTATTCAGAACTTGAACACCGTGCCGGATGCGACTTGAGCAGAAGAATCAGAAACAGGCGTGAGCGCATGGCAGAAAGCGGATGCACGAAAACAGAAATCAGTGCATTGAACAAAATGGACATTATTGAGGATGATAAGAAATTGCGTGAAATCTTTTCGAAAATCGTAGCAGAGTACGAAATCAGATATTGCGCATGAAAGGAAGTGATTGAATGAGCGAAAAAGAAAAGCGCGTTGTTGAAAAGCTTCGTGACGCCATTCCGAATATGACAGATTTTCAGAAAGGATATGTACTTGGAATGGTTGAGAGTTCCGCTTCAAAAAATAGTGAGCAGGGCGAGGGGAACGAAACACATAATGGAAAGGAGAATTGAAATGAGCGATTTTGAATTTCAGAAAGTTAATTCAAGGGTAATTCGTAGCGGTGACAACTATTTGGCAAGGGTTGACTCTGTGGAAACTTTTTCAAGCATTTTCGTTGACGAGGAAACAACATATGGAGTTTCTGTAATAGATGCAAAGATACATACAGGAGATTCGACTTACACACCTGCAATGGCTTTTACATATTCTATGGAAGATGGTTCCGTGCGTTTTATAGATGTTGTTGTATGTCCGTTACTCGGAACGTTTGTTTCTGACTGGTACTAAATTATAAAGTGGCAGAAAGGAGCATGAATGAAAAAAGTAATCCAATTCATCATAGGTGCGGTTGCAATGGAGTATTCCTTGGTTGCCGCTTGCTATATGGATAGTGAGGGCACAGCCGGGAATATGGCGGCTATTAAATTTGTAGCCGGGGCAGTAATTGCGGCAATCATGTATTACTGGTCGGAAGTAGACCGAAAGAGAGACGAACTTGACAAGCGAATTAAGAGAAAACGCAGAATGAGAGAGGATGCATGGTAGGCGTTGTGTATATAAGTGGCACAAGATGTTCCACGAAAGAAAAGCGTATGCTTGCTGAACTTTTGGCAGGGAAACGAAAGAAACAGAATGATAAAGATAATTTTGAAAAGGTTCTTGACAGAGAAATGGGAAGGAGAAGCAATGGAGAACAAAATAACGTTGATCGGTGATGTTGTATCAGCACCAAGGGAAAGCCATAAATCAAACGGTAAGATTTTTTATAAATTTTTCATCGGAGTTGAAAGAAGAAGTGGGGTTGCAGATATACTTCCGGTACTGTTTGATGAAGAAATCAGCGATACAGGAATCAGCGGAACGGTATGCGTCAATGGGAAGATAATTACCCGGCACGTAAAAACAGGGTCTGGAGAAGCCATTCTTATGTATGTTATGGCTGATACAATCACAAAACCAGAGGACGATAACCTTTTGAATGATGTAAGTCTTGAGGGAATTATCGAGGAAAAGCAACTTAGAGAAACACCACTTGGTCGTAAAATCTGTGATTTGAAACTCAAAAACGTAAGAGAAAACGGAAAAGAGGATTTGATCACTTGCATCGCATGGGGAAAGTGTGCAGAATATACGGACTCACTTGCTTTAGGGGATAGGGTAAGCACATACGGAAGATTGCAGAGCCGGAGATACAAGAAAACGTGTAAAGATGGTCGCGTTGTGGAAAAAGTTACATATGAGTTGTCAATAAAAGGAATCGTGGGGGTGTAATAATGCGAATGATTTTAAAATCGTTACACATGGAGAATTTCAAAGGGATTAGAAGCCTTGATGTTAAATTTTCAAATAAAATCAAGATTAAAGGGCAGAACGCAGCAGGAAAGACCACAATTTTTGATGCGTTTACATGGTTGCTTTTTAACAAGAACAGTGCCGGAGAGGAAAAGTTCAATGTCAGACCTCTGGATAAGGACGGAAACAGAATTGATAATGTAGAAATCAAGGTTGTAGCAGTTCTTGATGTAGACGGCAAGGAAGTGGAACTTTCCAAGGTTCAGAAACAGAATTGGGTTAAGAAGTGCGGTACCAACACGGTATCATTGCAGGGAAACCCAAATTCTTATGAGATTGACGGCTATCCAAAGAGCGAAGCTGAATTTAAGGCTTATATTTCCGGCTTGGCACAGAGTGAGGAAATGTTTAAGATGACGACCAATCCGCAGTATTTTTCTTCTTTGAAATGGAAAGACCAGAGAGACATTCTGCTGAAACTTGTTGCAGAGGTTTCAGATGTGGAACTTGCACAGACAGATGCCAAGTATGCACCATTGATTGATGAATTGGAGAAAGCACCGTCTACAGACGATATTCGTGCCAAGTTTTCCAAGGCATTATCTGAATGGAAGAAGAAACAGGCTGAAATTCCAGTTCGTATTGACGAAGCCGAGAAATCCAAGGTTGATGTTGATGTGGCAGAGCAGGAGTTGTTGAAAGCCGATTTAGAGAGAAAGATTGAAGCACTTGAAGATTTAATTGGGAAATCATCTGATGTGCGGATTGATGAAATGCGCAGCGAAGAAATGCATTGTCAGTTTGAAATGTCAGCTATTGCACAGACCATGAATAACGAACTTTCAAGCAAGAAGCGTGAGATTGAAAAACACAAATACGAACATGAGGAAAAGTTGGAAGATATTCGATTCTCTATCGAAAATGCGCAGAACTCTGTTGATAGCAATAAAAGAACAATTTCTGAACAGACTCTTAAGAAAGCTGAACTTGCGAAAAAGTATAAAGAGGAAAAGGAAAAGAAGTTTGACGATTCAAAGTGGGTATTTGACGAATCCACAACGGTTTGCTCGTTATGCGGACAAAGATTGCAGGAAGATAAAATAGAGTCTTTAAGAGCCGATTTTTCGCAGAGGAAGGCAGATGCAATCGAGATATTTAATGAAGAGCACGCGAAAACGCTTGCCATGATTGTTGACGATGGAAATGCGTGTGCTGAAATGATTAAGAAGCTGACCGAGAATAACAAAGAATTAGAAAACACAATCAACACCTTGAAACTGCATGAAGCGGAAGAAATTGATATTATCAATGGATTTGGCGAACAGATTTCTAAGATCCAGTCTTGTGCTGATTATATGCAGAATGCGGAATATGCCAAGTTAAAGGCTAAACAGGATAAATTACTTGCTGATATTGCAGAGTTAGAATCCAAGGGCACAGATAAGATTGTTGAGGACGCAAAAGCCGATAAAGCAAAATTAAAGAGTCAGCTTGATGAAGTAAATAAGATTATCGCACAGGCGGCTAACAACGTTATGATTGATGATCGTATCGAAACGCTTCGTGACGAGCAGAAAGAAATCGGGCAGAAAGTTGCCGACCAGGGGCAGATGCTGTACCTCTTGGAAGAGTTCATTCGTTTCAAGCTGAATAAGGTTTCTGAATCCATCAATAGTCATTTCAAGACAGTAAACTTCAAGTTGTTTGAAATGCAGTTAAATGGCGGTATGAAAGATTGCTGTGAGTGCACCGTAAATGGAGTGCCGTATTCGACTTTGAATAGCGGTCATAGAATTGTAGCCGGACTTGATATTATCCGTTCTCTTAGCGAGTTATATGGCGTTATCGTGCCGATTTTTGTGGATAACGCAGAGAGCTTAAATGATTTCAATGTGCCGGATATGGATGCACAGTTAATCCTTTTGAGTGTATCAGCGGACAAGCAGTTGAAAGTGGAGGGTGTTTAAATGGGAGAAGTTATCAAATCTTACAAAGGATTTAACAAAAATATGACTTGTCGTGGCTTTCAGTACGAAGAAGGAAAAGAGTATGAGGAAGAAATCGTAGAAGTTTGCGATCATGGATTTCACGCTTTCGAGTATCCGCTTGATTGCTTGAATTATTATTATCCAAATGAAAGCGTATACCACGAGGTAGAGCAGAGCGGAGAAATCCAGAAACATAATGATGATACTAAGGTAGCATCTACAAAAATTAAGATCGGAGCAGAAATTAGCATTGCGGGTCTTGTTAAAGCTGCAATCGAATATACAGTAAAACGTGTAAAAAAGGACGCTGAAAGCGATGAAAAGCATGGAGCATCCTCGGCAACCGGAGACTATGGAGCATCCTCGGAAACCGGAGACTATGGAGCATCCTCGGCAACCGGAGACTATGGAGCATCCTCGGCAACCGGATACTGTGGAGCATCCTCGGCAACCGGATACTGTGGAGCATCCTCGGCAACCGGCACCTGTGGAGCATCCTCGGAAACCGGAGACTATGGAGCATCATCGGCAACCGGCACCTGTGGAGCATCCTCGGCAACCGGATACTGTGGAGCATCCTCGGCAGAAGACAAGGATGCAGTAGCTGTTGCTTGGGGTTACAAATCAAAAGCCAAGGGCGTTCTTGGGGCATTTCTTGTTTTTGCAGACTGGGAATACACTGGTTCAGAAGATGATACAGAATATGACAGAAATAACCAGAGTGCATGGGTTCTTAACGGTGCAAAAATGGTGCAGGTTGATGGGGAAAATATCAAGCCGAATACTTGGTATACGATTGAAAATGGAGAGATTGCGGAGGTATCAGAATGAATTACATAAAAGCAAAATATCCAAACCAGAGCCGGTCATATATATTTGCTACATCAGACGATGTAAAAGCCGGAGACATGGTTTTAAATGCCAAAGGCGCAAAGCTGAAAGTTACGGATGAATCGGTGGATATGAAGTGGGTGGACACCTACGGTGCTGATAAGGTGACGGTTGTGAAGAGATATGAGGAAAGCGAGGAAAAATAATTATGGCAGAAACAAAGAAACAGGAAGTAGCAGTTAAGCAGGAAATGAATACAAGGCTTTCGCTCTACGCAAACCAGTACACCGGACTTATGGAGCGAGATTTCGAGGAACATGGTCTTGTATTTGATGATTATTCAAAACAGTGCGTTATGGCATCAATGGGTGCGATTTACAACCTTGTTACATCAAATAAGGCAGCTATGGAAAATCTGAATGGTTCTAATTTGCGGCAGGTTATCGGGCAGGTTTCCAGCCTTAAACTTAATGCAAATGCAGTACCGAGAGAGTGTTATTTCCAGTTAAGAAATAAGCAGGATGCCAATGGAAATTGGTATAAAGAGGTTGAGATGGGAATCGAGGGAGACGGAAACGATGCACTTCTTCGCAACTTCGGCGTTGGCGTTAAAAAAGTCTATCCGGTATGGCTTGTGAAAGAAGGGGATGAATTTACATATCCGAAGCACAGAGGTGTTGAAGTTACGCCGCCGGAGTGGGAAGAAAAAGGATTGTCGCAGAAAGTAATCCGTGTAGTTTATCCGGTTGAGATGGACGGTGGAAAGATTGAATACATGATTGCGGAACGTGAAGGCGTGAAAGGAAACCTTTTGGCTCATGTGCGCAACAATCTTTTGAATGAAACGTTTGGAATTTGCGAGAATAAGCGCAAGGCAACCGACAAGCAAAAGGCTGAAATTAAGGCTAAAAAGGACGAGATTATCAGTGCACTTCTCGGATGCAAGACATTGGAAGAAATGCTTGCTTGTGAAGTGGCAAGACCTTATATGAGCGCGGCGTGGAGAGAAACTTCCGAAGCTATGATTGTCCGTAAGATGCGTAATAATGCAATCAAGAAACACCCGAAAGACCTTAACGCTATGGCTACACAGTCACTTATACAGATGGATGAAACATATCAGCAGACGCAGGAAGAGATTGCCGAAAATGCCAATTCAGAGGACTTCATTGTTGCAGATGCAGAAGCAAAGGAATCCGTGAAAGATGGTGTTGAGAGAGCTGTCGGTGCAACAGTCGAAGCGGAAGTTGTTGAACCGGCAGAGAATGACGAGAATGTGCCGGATTTCATGAAAGATTAGGAGGAAAAAGACGATGAAAAGAATTTCAAAGGTTATCTTAATTGCGCTGCTTATGGTAGTTATGGCAATGGGTGCGTGCGGATGCAGCACGGCGGATACAGTAAATTACAATCTCAATAAAGAAGCAAATGAATTCAATGTTTATCGCAGAATCACAGTTACCAATGCCAGAACGGACACGATTATGATGCAGGCAGAGGGGTATATGTCTCTTAGCAACAATTCTTCCAACGAGCTTGTGGTTACATTTAAGACCGGAGAAGACCAGTATTGCAAAGACTACATCTATTTGAACGATTGGACGTGCTATGTGATGGAACAGGTAGAACCGAAATCTACGGACAAGTACCATTATGAATTAGTGTTTTATCCGGATCGGCTTATTCCAGATATTGAGATTAAGTAGGAGGTTGCCATGAGAGTTATATCACAGGACGGCACAATGGATATGCCGTATGAAATGAGTATTATGTGGAGTGAAGATAATGGGGCTATACTTTTGCAAGCTGTTGGAGAAGTAGGGGAATATCAGAGTTTTGCTAAATATTCCACGGAAGAAAAAGCCAAGAAAGCTATGGAAATGCTTAGAAGTGCGTATACAGGAAGTATTGCCATGTTTCAGAACGTTGAGCCTACAGAAGAAGTTAAGAAATCACTCGAAAGACGCAATACGGAGATTATATGTGCAAGTATTGAAAATCAGCCATCGGAAATTAAATTTGAGAATCATCAAAATTTTTATTTCCAGTTCCTAACAGAGGAAGAATTGGAGTAGCCTATGAAATACTATTGGGTTCGCATCTATGATTACAAGGTAGACGATGAACTGAAAGAGTTTACAGATGATAATGTGTGGGATGCTCAAAAAGGTACTCTTCTTGATGAATATTATCTTTGCGGAGATGATATGTCTCGTAGTGAAGCAAAGGACGAAGTAAAGAAGAAAAGCAGTATTTCAAGGTTTGCAAAGCCAAGAAAAGGTAGCGGAATATATGCTCTGGTTATGGACAGTAACCAATTCTTCTATGAGCGATTCAATATTGAAGTTGATACAATCTGTTTTAACTGCCATAAGTCGATCAAAGGCAAGCAAAAAGACTTTCCATACATTACGACAGATGGTGGAGAAAAATATTACTTTTGTTCTTATGATTGCCGAGCAAAAACCAGTAGCAAAATCAATCCCTACTACGAAGGAGAATTTCAAACCAGAGAGGGATATGAGAGTAACGGTGGCGTATATGGATATATCTATCATATTTACAACAGAAAGACTAATATGCACTACATAGGACAAACGGTATATATGCCATTCTTCCGGTGGCAGGAACACGTTAAGAGCGGTTTGAAAGGTAATATTACAGACCTTGTATTTGAGACCATTACAGAGGTTCGTGTTAAGTCACAGGAGTATCTGAACAACATTGAAGCATGGTGGATTAGGAAATACATTGATGAATATGGGCGAGACCGTGTTATGAATATTACAGTTCCAAAGATAACACTTGAGGACTTGGCAAAGGAATATTCAAAGATAGTTTCGGGACAGTTAAGTATTGAAACGGATGAAAGTGAGGTGGTTTAAATGCTTATGCGATGTTGCGGTTCATCATCTGCAGGCAACAGTTATGCTTTAATCAGCAATAGTGGCGAAATTCTTGCAATTGAAGCCGGATGCAAATTTCTTGATTTTAAGAAAATGATTGATTGGAAAATAGCAAATGTTTCCGGATGCATTGTAAGCCACGAACACGGAGACCATGCACGATACATAAAAGATTTCATGAAATCCGGCATTCCGGTTTACACGGCATTTGAAACACAAACCGCACTAGAAGTTATTACCGGAGAACGTACAACACCTCTCTTGCCTCTTGTAGCGCGGCAAATTGGAAGTTTTATGGTAACACCGTTCAATGTGCCGCATGACACAGGAATTGAGTGCTACGGCTATTTAATCAAGCATGAAGAGATGGGGCAGTTATTGTTCTTGACTGACTTGGAATATTGCAAGTACAATTTTTCAAAGCTGAACATTGAGCATATCATGGTTGAAGCTAATTACGATATGGAACTTGTAGACCGAGACGAGCCGAACTACGAACACCGCCTGCGAGGTCATATGAGCCTTGATACGGCACTTAAACTTATTCAGACGAACGACAACCCAGCTTTACGAAATGTCGTTTTAATACACTTATCGGACACAAGCGGAAATCCCGCGTTATTCCTACAACGAACGAAAGAAACAATTAAATATGGAGCAAATGTTTATGTGGCAGAAAAAGGGCTAGAGGTTGATATGAACCTTTGTCCGTTCTGAAAGAATGGAGGAAACATGAAATTATATATTTACAGTTTTCGAAGCGGAAAACTCGAAGAACAGGTTGCCGAAGCAAAAGAATGTGCCAAAACTTATGTGACATTGGAGGATGCAATTGGCGGATTTTACAAAGGAAGCAGAATCAGAAAAGAGTCTATTGGTAGCATTTGCGGATGGTCAGGAAACACGATAATTTTTTTGGAAGAAAACAGGAATGCGGCAATTGAAAAATTTATTTCGGGAGAAAGAAAGGAAGAAAAACTTGCAAAGGCACAACTTGATATTACACAGAAACGCATTGCGTATCTTGAAAATTTGAAATAGGTTGAAACACCTTGGCGAAAGCCTAAAAGAAACTACCTTGTTTGGCGAATAGTTATCACAAACCTTATTGAAAGCCATGTTTTGGCGGTGCGCTTACCGTGCCGCCCTTACAAAAGATTGGAGGTAAAAATTGAAATTATGTAAATACTGTATGGCTGAATTTGAGCCGAAACGACCAGATCAGAAATATTGTAGACCAAAATGCACCAAAAGATTTGCGCAGTTTAGAAATTTTAAAAAGGCTGGAAGAATTGTGTATACAAGAATATGCCCGAAATGTGGCAGGCTGTTTATGACGATAGATGAACGCAAAGTTGATTGCCAAGACTGCATCGGCATTGACATTAAAGAACGATTGAGAAAGCCAAAGAAAAAGGATGATGCAATCAAGGCTGTGAATCATATGGCACGCGCCTCCGGAATGAGCTACGGAAAGTTTGTGGCTCAAATGAGCATGAAGCCATTGGAGAGGAAGTGATTGGGTTGGACTATAAGAAGTTTAGACAGGCAAAAGCTATTGAAGCAAAGAACAAAAAACGTTGGTTGGAAGTGAACCCAAAGCTGGATGATGAAAGCGGAATTTACTCGTTAGTAAGGATTGACGAGGATGGCTTTCGGTATGCCTATGTGGGACAGGCAAAACACATTTTGACAAGGCTTGCGCAACATCTTGTCGGGTATCAGCACATTGATCTGTCACTGAAAAAGCACGGTCTGTTTTCGAAAGACAACAAATATGGTTGGAAAGTTGGTTGCGCGCATTATCCAGAAAATGAGCTGGACGAGAAGGAGCAGTATATTATCAAACTGTATGCAGACAAAGGCTATCAGCTTCGCAACAAAACAAGCGGAAGCCAAGGAACAGGAAAATCACAGATTGATGATTACCGTCCGGCAAAAGGCTATTATGACGGAATTAAGCAAGGCAAAAAGAGTCTTGCCAAGGAATTATCGCATATCGCTGAAAAGCACCTTGAAATCCGCTTGAAGCCGGAGAAACAGGGTAACAAAGTTTCTGAAAAGCAGTATGAGAAGTTTATGGCTTTGATTTCTGAAAATACATATGAGGAGAGTGATTAAATGGCAGAAGTCAAGTGGATTAAAATCACAACAGATGTTTTTGATGATGAAAAGATTCTGCTGATTGAGAGTATGCCGAGTGCGGATAGCATCATTACGATTTGGTTTAAACTTCTTATTCTTGCCGGAAAACAGAATAACAACGGTGTGTTTATGATGAGCAACAAGTTGCCGTTCACGGATGAAATGCTTGCCACCATTTTCCGCAGAGATTTGAACACGGTAAGGCTTGCGCTTAAGACCTTTGAAGAGTTTGGGATGATTGAAGTTGTTGACAATGTGATAACGATTCCGAATTGGAATAAGCATCAAACACTTGACGCTTATGAGAAGAAAAAGGAACGTGACAGGCTTTATCAGCAGAACCGGAGAAAGAAGCAAAAGAACCTAATTGAGCAAAAATCGCTCGATAAATCGTCTTATGTCGCTGTTTCAGATAAAGAAGAAGATAAAGAAGAAGATAAAGAGAAAGAAAATATAAAAGAAAATTCGTTGTCGCCCGATTCTAAAGAGCCATTTAATTTTGAAGATGCTTGGGAAAAGACTTTTAGTATATATCCAAAGAAAACAGCGTACAGTACCTCTAAAACGGCTTGGATGGATAAAGTGCTAGAAGTTATCGAAGAGAACCAACCGGACATTGCACGGCTGTTATACAAAGCCACAGAAGCATATTTGAGTGACTATCAAGAAAAGAACCCAGACGATACGGATTTTCGGTATATTCCAAAATATGTTGATTGGCTGAAAAATGATTGCGACTATTGGTTGCAGATTGCGGAGAAACGAGGTGATTGCATTTGACAGAAGCAGAGTTCGGAGTGATCGGGTGCATATTGATTGACAATGATGTGCTAAATAGCATCTGGCGAACGCTGAAACCGGAAATGTTTAGTTCGGATTTTGCGCAGGACACATACAAGGAAATGCTTGCAATGTATGACCGGAATGAAAGTATCGACCCAATGTCGTTATCAATGGCACTTGAAAACCACAAATACACGCAGGAACAGATTAGCGAATTGATGAAATCCTGTATTTCGGGAACAATCACTTCAACTATGGTTAAAAGCTATGCCGATGCGGTTGCGAAAGAATACAAGGCGAGAATGGTTCGGGAAATGTACCAGAAATCCAGTTTAAAACCATGCGACATTGATGATACAATCAGTGATCTTCTTACAAGACTTGAACATTTGCAAGAGGGAAAAGAAGTAAAGCTAAAACCAATGAAGCAGATTGCAGTTGAGAATAAAGACAAATATTTCAACGAAAGTGTTGGAGAGGGTGGTATAAAAATCGGGCTATCGCAACTTGATGATGCACTTGGAGATCTTGAACGCGGTGACGTAACAGTAATTGCCGCAAGACCGGCAGTTGGAAAATCCGCACTCACAACGCAGATTATTGGAAATATGGCAAAAAAAGGACTTAAAGTCGCATATTTCAACTTGGAGATGATCGATAAACAGGTGTATGAGCGATTTATTTCAAGACTTGCGGAAATCGGCTTAACGAGAATCAGAAGGGCAAAAGCGTTTCTTGGCGATGAACAGGAAAAATTTAACAAAGCAAATAAAGAAATGAGTGATTATCAATTATGGATTGCATCCGGGACTGTATCTCCGAGAGAAATAAAGTCAGAATGCAGGCACCAAAACTTTGACGTTATCGTTGTTGACTATCTGCAATTGCTTATGCCGGATAACAGATATTCCGGAAGGAATGAAGAAGTAGCATCAATTTCAAGAGGTTTAAAATCGGTTGCAAGAGACTTAAATACACATGTGATAGCACTTTCACAGATAACAAGAGCTTCCGAAAGCAGAGACACAAAAGAGCCTACCATGGCAGAATTGAGGGAATCCGGAGCAATCGAACAGGATGCATCAAACATAATTATGCTGTGGAATCTGTCAGACAATGACAAGGGAGCCAAGGGTGTAAAAATCGAGAAGAACAGACAGGGAATGACAATGCGTGAAGCAATGGAGTTTGATGGAGATCACATGAAGTTTGTTGAAATCGAAAAACCGCTGGATGATGTTGTTGCGGAAATCAAAAAGAAAGAACGTGGGGACGGATTCAAGCCATACAATGGCGATTGCCCGTTTTAGAGGTGTGATATGGCAAGTGCAAAGATCGAAAAGGGTTCGGAAGAATGGCAAGTATTTATGGATTATTGGAAGCTTATCCAAGACTACTACGCGCCGGATAATGACGATGCATGGTGGCAGGAAGTGATGAAAGCCGGAGAAAAACTGATAAACAAGTACAAAGGTATGGAAATCGAGGAGCGTGCAAGACAGCTTGTATTGAGCCATTTTGCATGGTTGGAAATTACATACAGAAAGGGCAAAAATGTCGGAACAAAGATTGTATGAGATTGTTAATCTCAAAACAGGGCAAGTATACAACCGGGTGAAAAGCAACGAGGTAAGAATGGTGATCGGGTTGCCAAGACATATTCAAATCGGTCAAGTTGCGAATTCCAAGGATAAAACATACAAAAACTGGTATGTTCAAATACTTGACGATCGGTGCGAAAGAGTCTTTCGGAAATCAAAAATTTACCCATTTACGAAAAAGACGTACAAGCAGTGGGAAAATCTGAATCGGAGGTATTCACAGGTATGAGCAATGCATTAAAGAGAAAAAGTAATAAAAATCTGTTTTTTACAAAGCAGGACACGAAGATTATTGGCATAAATAGCTTCGAAAAGCGAAATTCTGATGCGGTTATCACAAGATCATACAAAGAGTTTGTTGTAATCGGCTACATTATCTTGCATGACAAATTCGGATTCGGGCAGAAACGCATTGTGCGATTGCAGAAATTATTGAAACAGTATTTAGATGTCGCGTCTGCCGGTGGCGAGAATGGGAAAGATTTATCCGCAATGCTGAAACAGAAATATGAAATTGACATTCAAGAGAAAGTGAGAAGTGTGTCGCAAAGACAGCTTATGATCTTGTACGCAAAGAAAGGATTCTGCATCGAGCGAGAAGCCTACAGACTTTCCAGTGCGTCATTGTTTAACTATTTTGCACTGACACTTACGATTCTAAAAAAGGAATTTAAGCTGTCTGTTAAGCAGCTGCAGGAGTTTTCGGATAAGTTTGTTGATTATATTGATACGTTAGCTAATTACAAGCAGTTTCAGTTGACGGTTCCTATGATAGCTGAAACGTTAGCTGATGAGATTAAGTTTGTATGTGATTTGGAGGTTTAATAATATGACAAATAAAGAAAAATACGGAGATGAGATTATAGAACTTGCGACAAACACAGCTGTGTTTGGATTAAAAAATGGAAAGCCTGCAATTTGCGGAGAAATTAAATGTGAAGAGTGCGATTTTTATGAATCAGATTCGTGCAAAGGTAGTGCGTATAATTTCCGCGAATGGCTTAATTTGGGGTATGTTGAGCCGCCTGTTGATTGGAGTAAGGTTGCAGTCGATACGCCGATTCTTGTGAAAGACGTAAAAAGCGGCGAGTGGAATCGGGGATATTTTGCAATGTATGAAAACGGCACGGTGTTCACTTGGTATCATGGAGCAACATCATGGAGCGCAGAAGGTGAATCAGATATTGCAAGTTGGAAATTCGCGAAGCTGGCAGAAAGTGAGGAATAAACATGGAGAGATTAACAGAGCGGACAGCGGATGGAATCTTAGTAAAAGAGAATTACGAGAAAGAATCCTTAAAAACCTTGTATTCGTGCTATGGCGAAAAGCCTAATTCATATTATTCCAACTGCGAAGAAGGTTATTGCGCAATGGAGAAGTTAGCGGATTACGAGGATGCAGAGGAGCAGGGATTACTTCTGCGGTTGCCGTGTGGAATTGGCTCAGATGTATATATAATTCCTAGCAAAATCAATTGTGGATTAAATATTTTAAGTCTGCACCCGGAGAACAACAAAGTTTATCATCAGAAAGTAGCCTTGATTACTTTTACAGAAAAAGGATGGTACATGGAGTGTGATAAGGATCGAGAATATGCAACAGACCGAATCCTGTCAGAAAAAATGTACAAGGAAACCTGGCTTTTATCACAAGAGGAAGCCGAAGCCAAGTTGAAAGAAATGGAGAAAAAGGATGTTTAATGAAATTTTCAATGTGATGAAATGCTTTCCGAAGAGTTATATTACTCAATTTGGAGAACTTATTTTATCAGACAAAGGGAATGTATATTTTACAGCAAAAGACTGTAATACACAGAAAGATATTATCTGTAAACTTTTAGAGTGGTGTTCCAGACCACTTGCAAAGGGAGAACCTTACCGCCAAGAGAAGAGAAATAAAGAATGGAGGGAATCACTTCTTTCTGGATACAATGAATATCTCGGAACACAATTCACGCAAGAGGATATGTACTGGATTTACGATAAACTCGGAAACGCAGTCAATCACGAATTGACGTTGAAATTTATTACAAGCGGATATGATTTGAAGCTTGTATATCCGGAGAAAGGAGAAAGTCATGGAGAATAGATATTTATTCCGTGGAAAGCGGATTGATAACGGCGAATGGGTGGAAGGATATCTGTCATACCCATTTTGCACGAAAAAGGGCAACGAAAGTTATTATTTCTACGCAAAGGATAGTTTGGGTTTCTTCTGTCGTTGTGTTGTAGATGCATCTACTATCTGCCAGTGTACCGGACTTAAGGATAAGAACGGCAAGCTGATTTGGGAGAATGATTTGGTAAAAGACCTCTTTAGTGACACGATAGCACCGATTAGATACGGAAGTTATCAAAACTGCTTTGATAGCACAAAAACAGAGAATGTTGGATTTTATGTGGATTGGTCAGTTACTGATAAAAAATACATGAGAAAAGATTTAGGCTATTGGATAAATATGGTTGATGCAGAAGTTATCGGCAATACGTTTGACAATCCGGAACTGTTGGAGGTGTAGGAATGACAGAGAATGAAGCTATTGAAGCATGGAACAGGAGGGCAAACGATGAGACTGATTGACGCAGACGCACTAAAAGAATATTGCATGCGTGCGAGTAAATCTGATGATGATTTTAGGAGAGTAAGTTTGGCAACATTGGCGAGCGTGATAGATGCACAGCCGACCGCCTACGATGTGGACAAGGTTGTGGAGCAGTTGGAGAAGAGAATACAGACGCATGAACGTTGTATTGAATATGAAAAGAAAAACGGAACGATAACAGAAGAATTCCAGCAAAGAAAAGCTGTTGAAGTGCTGAAAGAAGCAATCGAGATTGCGAAAGGCGGTGGAGTAGATGGGAAAAAGCAGAGCCAGTAAAATGAACGGCTATCGTAGCATGGTAAGCCGTCAGAAAAATGATGTTTTTAAGTTTAAGCCTAAGAAGAAAAAGAAAGGGTGATTGTATGGCTAAAGCAGTTTTGATTATGGATATGCCGGAACAGGTATGCCAGAAATGCACATTGTGCTATGAGACAGAGAATGATGACGAATATCTGTGCTGTGCGGTAGGAAAACTTTTACCAGACGGAGAAAAGCCAGATTGGTGTCCGCTCCGGGAACTGCCGGAGAGGAAAGAAACTCATACGGTGTTAGAGCTGAATTCTATCGGTCGATGGACAGAAGGCGTGAAGGCTGGCTTCAATATCTGTCTTGATGAAATTTTAGAAGAAAGAAAGGAATAACGAATCCTCGGTAAACCGAGGTTGCAACTTAAAGGTTTATGGATTTATTAAAAGTAGGTGAGAGCGAATGAGTGGTGGAAGTTGGAATTATTTGTATTGTAAAGATGTTGACGAGCTTATGAATGGTTCGTCAACAGAATTACTGCAAGATATGGCCGACAGATTGAACAGTGCAGGTTTTGAAGATGTGGCTAAAGATACACAAAGATTAGTTGAGTATATCAAGTCGGCAAGTATACGAATAGAAACACTTTTTGAAGCGCTTAGTCCTGTATTCAAAGCTGTTGAATGGTTTGATAGCGGAGATTGGGGCAAAGAAGCTCTGAATAATGAGGTGCTTAAATATCGAAAGTCTAATATTGATAGTTATGACAAAGCTGTTGATGATTTGACCTCTAACATCATTGAGCGTTTTTCCGGAATGGCTATGTCAAGCGGATTACCAACCGAGGGCGCAACTTGGGAAAATGCCATAAGACAAGTAAAGCAGATAGCAGAACAGTTGAAGGGAGCGAAGCAGAATGAAGATTTTAAGCAAGAAGGAATACAATAAACTCATTGATGATTTTGAGGAATTGCAGAAAAAGGTCGAGGAACTCAAAAGAATAAATGAAAGCCTTGGGAAAAAGTTAGAGGATAAGAAGACAAGTTACAAATTGAACAATGGTAAGGATTTCTGCTTTAAATGTGAAAACTCTTACAGATACAAGACATATTGGGGAGGAATGGAAACCGAAAAAAGCGGTTGCTTGCTTGATGTGTCTTGTGAGGGTTTTAAGAGAAAAGAAGATAACTAAATAAAAATCAAAGAAAGGAATAGGTTGTGCGCACATAAAACCGAGGTTTCCTTTTGGTAAGAGAAAATGTTAGATTTTGGATATTACAACATGGATTGTATGCAAGGAATGAAAGAATTTCCCGACAAATATTTTGACCTTGCGATTGTAGACCCACCATATGGAATTGGAGAAAATGGTGATAAAAACCATACAAGAGGTAACCTAGCAAAAGCAAAAGATTACAAGAGTTTTAGCGGAATGGATATAAAACCACCAAACGAAAAATATTTCAATGAACTGTTTAGAGTGTCAAAAAATCAGATTATTTGGGGAGCAAATCATTTTATCAGCAAAATGCCGTTTGATAGTAGTTGTTGGATTGTTTGGGATAAAGATAATGGAGATAACGATTTTGCTGATTGCGAGCTTGCATGGACTTCGTTCGGTACTGCAGTAAGGAAGATTAAATATAGGTGGCACGGAATGCTTCAGCAAAATATGAAGCGTAAAGAAAATCGCATACACCCAACACAGAAGCCCATTGCGCTATATGAATGGTTATTAAACAGATACGCAAAACCTAATGACATTATACTTGATACTCATGTAGGTAGCGCAAGTAGCTTAATAGCTTGCTATAACACAAATCATAAATTCGTTGGATTTGAGCTTGACGAATACTATTACAAAGTATCAAAGCAGAGGTTAGATACCGAAATGGCACAAATGAGATTAAGTGATTATATTTAACAGGAGAAATGGCTTATGAAATTTACAAAATTCATTAAGCCAGAACTTGAATACATTAAAGAAAATGCCAATTTCACGGAAGAAGAGGAGAGGATTTTCTCTCTTCTCTGCCGTGGTTTTTCACAAAAGCAAATATCCACAAAAGAAAATCTATCACTAAGAACGATAGAGTACAGAGTGAGAGATATAAAAGATAAAATAGAGAGAACGGGGGTATTTGATTGGATGAAAAAGAACTGTTGAAATATGCCGTTGATAGTGGTATTCTCGACATAGCACTTGTGCAGAAACAAGTCACTATGCAAAAGAGAGAAAAATTACTCAACAAAAATCCCTATAAAATCTATCAAGGAAAGGATGAGAACTGGTACTCATATCTGCCGGATGAAGTTAAGGGCAGACGTAAAATCAAGGCAAAGCGCAGAGAAGCGGTCGAGCAGAAGATCATTGACTATTGGAAAGAAAGAGAGGATGACCCTACAGTAGAGGAAATCTTCAACCGTTGGATTTCGCAAAAGCTGGAACTTGAAGAAATCAGCAGGGCAACCTATGACAGATACTTAATGGACTTTCAGAGATACTTTGATGGCATCAAGGATAAGAGAATCAAAAGTGTAGACGAATGCGAGCTTGAAACGTTTATACGAAATAGCATCCATGATTTCAACATGACTTCCAAGGCATTCTCAAACTTCCGGACGCTGATATATGGAATATTTAAGTATGCCAAGCGGAAGAAGTATGTCAAGTTTTCCATTACATACACGCTGAAAGACATGGATATATCGCCAAAAGCGTTTAAGCACGTAGTTCGACAGGCAAAAGACCAAGTATATATGCCGGATGAAAAGGAGCGCATGGAGATGTACTTAAGGAATCACTTGGATATCGTGAACCTTGGACTTTTATTCATGTTTAAGACAGGAGTTCGTGTCGGGGAATTGTCAGCATTAAAGAGGAAAGACGTTGAAAACTACACGGTTGCTATCAATTCTACAGAGACACGTTACCGGGATGATGACGGTTTTCACTATGATGTCAAAGATTTTCCGAAATCAGAAGCCGGATTGCGATTCGCCATATTGCCAGATAAGTACAAATGGATTCTTGATGAAGTACGAAAGAGAAATCCCTTCGGGGAATATCTATTTGAAAGAGACGGAGAAAGGTTGAAATCCTACAACTTTCGTGAGCGTTTGCGGTATATCTGCGAACATGAACTGCGAATGAAAGTGAAATCTCCACACAAAATCCGAAAGACATACGGAAGTATCTTGCTTGACGGAAAAGTGAAAGAGTCCACAATTCTTGATACTATGGGGCATACAGACATTAGTTGCACAAAAGATCATTATTATTTTGACCGCACAGGAATTGAGGAAAAGAGACAGGAACTCGACTTAATCGAAGCATTATGAGTCCCTAGTACTCAAAGGTACTCAAAGAAAAATTGAAAGAATGGCTATTTTAAGCCATTTCAAGGTAATTACTTTAGGGTTCGATTCCCGTACGGACTGTTTTAAAAGTCGCATAAACACTGTGTTTGCGGCGTCTTAAAAAACTTTGGTACTCAAAATGGTACTCAAAAACTGAACACAAAAGAAAGGAGTCTGCACAAGTGCCTTAGATTCTTTTCTGAAAATGGTAGACTTGGAACGCTATGGCGTTCTTTTTTTTATGCGGTTTTTCTGCTTATTTTTTGCGGAAGAACCGTATTTTTTTATGCAAAAATATAAGCATAGGAGGGATGCGGAATGTTATTTACGGATGAAATTCTTGAAAAAATCTTAACAAGAGAAGATGTGTCAAAGGTTCCGCTTGTGTATCAGTCAGCGATGATTCACGCAATCAAGGAAGTATTGGAGGAAGAGAATGTATCAAATGCAAAATCAGAATATGGCATTTAACCCAAACCCAAGCTATGCCGCATATCAGTATAACCCAATGCAGAGGTTCCAACAACCAGAGCCACAGATTCCGCAGATGCAACCGCAGTTTCTTGGAATCCAAGGAAAGGTAGTACAGTCGGAATCGGCGATCATGGCGAATGATGTACCTATGGATGGAAGCGTTGCGTTTTTCCCAATGCAGGACATGAGCGCAATCGTTGCAAAACAATGGGATGCCAATGGAACAATCAGAAAGACCGTTTATAAGCCTTTCAATGAGCAGATGGCAGATTCTTCAAGCGATGATAAAAGAATTGAAATAGGGCTATCTGATGATGCGACAAAGGCTATTACTGACAAATTAGATTGCTTGTTTGGAAAGATGGAAGAGTTGGAAGATAAGTTATCTTCGCAAACGCAAAGAAAATCTTCACGAACACAAAAGGAGAGTGAGTCTTAATGAATCCTATGCAGATGTTACAGGGAATGAGAAACCCACAGCAGTTTTTACAACAAATGATGGGGAACAACAGCGTAATGAGCAACCCTATGGCGCGCAATGCTATGCAAATGGCACAAAAGGGAGATTCCAAAGGCATTGAGCAGATGGCTAGGAATTTGTGCAAAGAAAAGGGGATTGACGCAGATAAGGCTTTTGAGTCATTTAAAAGCCAATTAGGAATGTGATACTAATTCTTGCAAGATTATGTATATAAAAATGAATTATGGAGGTAAATTCTATGTTTAACACAGGTAATTGTGCATCCGTTCCGCTTGTAGCGAACATTGACGGAAACGGAAATAACAATGGATGGGGCGCAGAAGGCTCATGGTTATGGTTCATTATCGTTATCTTTGCCATCTTCGGATGGGGTGGATTCGGTAACGGATTCGGAGGAAACGGAATGAATGGTGGTGTCGGAAGCGAAATCCAGCGTGGATTTGATAATCAGGCGGTTGTGTCAAAACTTGACGGCATTACAAACGGACTTTGTGACGGATTCTATGCAGTGCAAACAGGCATGAACGGCATCAACACAAACATTTTGCAGACCGGGTTCGGCATTCAGCAGGCTATCAATGCTGATACAGTCGCTAACATGCAGAATACAAACGCATTACAGTCACAGCTTGCAAACTGCTGCTGCGAAACAAGAGAAGCTATCCAAGGTGTAAACTACAACATGGCAACTAACACTTGCGCGTTGCAGAACACCATGAACAGCAACACGAGAGACATTATCGACAGTCAGAATGCAGGAACACGCGCTATTCTTGATTATCTCTGCAACGAAAAAATTTCTTCCTTACAGGCAGAGAATAACGACCTTCGCAGAGCAGCTTCACAGGATCGTCAGAGTGCATTACTTACAACTCAGATGGCAGCTCAGACACAGCAGATTATCAATGCAGTAAATCCGTCTGCCATTCCGGCATATGTTGTACCTAACCCAAATGCTTATGCATATGGATGCGGATGCAACACAGGATGTGGCTGCTAAAACTAAATAATTGAGTATCTTAATTGAGTTTAACTCAATCATGTCTGCTATGCAGTATTACTTATAATCAAAGGGCAGACTATAATGTTTGCCCTTATTTTTGTGAAAGAGAGGTAAAAATAATGGAAGTAACAGGAATTGCATTACAAACCGTTGCTGCTGGAGAAGATGTTGCGTTCACAGAAACAGCAGTGAACGGAACAAAATGTATCGTACACAGACAGGGAAGTGGAATTATCAAGCTAAGAGGTATCACCAATCAGTGCAAAGCTAGATTTTTGGTATCGTATTCCGGCAACATTCAGATTCCGACAGGCGGCACAGTTGGAGAGATTTCGCTTGCCATTGCAGTAGACGGAGAGCCTTTACAGTCAACAAAGATGATCGTGACCCCTGCGGCAGTTGAGAATTTCTTTAATGTATCAGCACAAGCATATGTTGATGTGCCATGCGGTTGTTGCAGCACCGTAGCCGTGCAGAATACGTCCACACAGGCTATCGAGGTTCAGAACAGTAATTTGATTGCAGTAAGGGAGGCTTGATATTATGCATAAGTTTGCGAAACAGATTATGGATTGCGTGAAAGCCCACGTTGACGGAATCGGAATCGAGAATTTTGAAGGACAAAACCTTGATGATCTCAAGGATTGGACGGAAATTGCAAAGAACATCGTATGCTTTGACAAAGACTATAACATTGTTGAAGCAATGAAAAAGTCTGAAAATAACGAGGATATTATGCGTATGCTTGAACAGTACGAGGATTATCCAGACAGAAGATTTTACGACCATTACCGCTATGCAAATGGCAGATTCGCACCGAAAGGACGTGGAACACGCAGAGGATATGTAGAACCTCCATATTATCATCAGATGCCGGAAGATTACCGGGAATGGGAAAATATGTCGGATGCAGAGCGAATGAGAGACCTTGACAGAATGAGTATGGGAAAGATGTATTATTCAGAGCCTATGAGCGGAAATAACGGCATGAGTACCGGTACTCACGATGCAAGAGAGGGCAGAGCCGGTATGAGTCGGAGAAGTTACATGGAAACAAAGGAAATGCATAACGGAAATACACCGGAAGATAAGGACGCAAAGATGAAAGAACTTGAAAAGTACATGAAATCTCTTTCGGAAGATGTGACAGAACTGTTTTCCGGTATGTCCCCAGAAGAGAAACAGTTAACCAAGACAAAGCTGACTACGCTTGTCACGAAAATGTAATAGAGAGGGCATTTTGCCCTCTTTGTTTGCGAGGTGGTAAATTGTTCACGATAAACAATGAAATGTGGAATTTGGTCAAAGTATCGCGTTACAGCGATATACTACAGAGAAGTGACGGAAGCAGAACGGTAGGCATGACCGACAGAGACACGAAAACGATATATCTTGCGGATGATCTGCGTGGAAAATTTCTTGACCGTGTGTTATGCCACGAATTATGTCACGCGTTCTGTCTTTCGTATAACGTATACATGGATATTGATACAGAGGAAATTGTAGCAGACTTCTTGGCTACATACGGAAGAGAAGTATTTGAAATTGCAGACAGACTATTGATTGAACTTATGGAGGTTGTTGCATAATGGATAAAATCTCAGAACTCTTACAGTACGTGCACCGGACGAATCCGGAAATGACTAGGGAAAGGCTGATAGAAGAGTTGAGCAAAAGCGACTATGCGGCGCGGTCTTTGATTTTTACGAAAGAAAACATCGTTGCGCTAGGGCAAAAATAAATCCGGCGGTTTGAATCGCCGCCGGATTTGTGTCAGACTTTCGGAATGTAAGAACCTTTCATTATTTCTATAGCGAGCTTCGCACCTTCCGTCATGTAAAAATCATTATTCTTTGCACAGCAACTAAAAAGCAGTTCCTCGAACTCTGAATATAAATTTTCACTTAATACCCCTTTTAGTTTCTCTGTTAAGGGAGAAAAGTATTCAACAAAAGCATTTCCGGTTTCATTGTCAAGCTGACTTGAACATACAATTTTAATAAATTCATCCATTTTAGTAGTCTCCTTCTTCTGTTAATAAATAGTTGATATATCCTGTCGCAAGTCTGGCAAGGCTTTTACTGCCATCCAACAAATCCAATTTGTACTCTGGTCTATAGCCAAACCTCTGCACATAGAACTTTTCTTCAAGTTCTAAGTCGTAAATGTCAGATAGCTCCACGAGAATCTTGTGATATAAAAATTTTCTCGTCCACCCAAACTGTTCCATGATAATTTTTAATTTCCAATTATTTTTTCTGAACCACGCTCCGCGTGATGCGTCCAATTGCTGTTTTGAAATGTAACAATCTGCAAATAGGTCATCATTTTTCGGTAATGCCGCCTGTGGTTGCTTTATGGCTTCTTCCATGTCAGCAAAACGCTTCACGTATCGGGCAGTAAATACAATGCCTTTTTCTCCGTTGAATTTGTTTGCAAGGAAGTCGCATCCCAGCTTGGTTACTTTGTAGCATGGTCTTTCTTTTCCTTGTTCATCTTTATATGATGATTCTTGAAAGAAATCAGCCACAACAATTTTGTTGTCGCTAAGAATTTGAATAATTCCCTTAACTTTTTTCGTACCATCTAACTTTCTTAAAATCTGCCAGTGTTTCACTTCCATCATTTCTGCAATTTCTAAAGTGGTAATAGTCTGTTCTAGCTGTCTCATTTAATTGCTCCTTTCGTTGCGATTGTTTTGTTTATGAGTACACTATACACCTTTGAAATTACGCTGTCAATACGTTTTTTGAGTACGTTTATACTTTTTTTGTTTACATTAGTTTTGGAATGTGATATATTTGTTTCAGAAAGGAAGTGAGAGAATGTCTGTATCAAATAAAATAAAATCAATAATGTCAATTAGAGAGATGAAAAGCGTAGAGCTTGCAGAATTGCTTGGAATGTCACCGCAATCATTAAGGAATAAATTTAATCGTGGCAGCTTTTCGGCAGAGGATTTAATAAAAATATCTGATTTTTTAGGTGTTACGTTGAATTTTGAAATAGATGATAAACAGAAGATAGTGCTTGATATGAGTGACATAAGAGAACAAAGAGATGAGTAGGAGACGTATGATGTTTACTAAATTGTTAAGATTAACATTGGTTGAAAAAGAAATGACAGCTAAAGAGTTAGCCGCAAAGATAGGGACAACTCAACAGAATCTATCAGCAAAAATGAAGCGTGACAACTTTTCAGAAAGGGAAATGCGGCAGATTGCGGATGCATTGGGGCTTGAGTTAGAAATTGTAATGAAAGAGAAGAAGTAAGAAAACCCGCCTAACTGGCGGGCTTTTGATGAAAAAATTTTTCCCGCGCCCCAAAAAATATTTCGTAATTTTTTTGTACCCCCCTGGGGTAGCGTTTTTTAGGTCGAGATTCCATTTTCACGGATTCCACAAAACGTGTAACAAACGTGCAATTATCTACGACATTCCGCAAATAACACAAATACACAATATATTATGTTGCATATAGATAATGCATTGATGATATTCGATACTATTGCCGATCACAGGCAAACGCCAAAAGACGCTTGCCCGTCTATAGTTATAATCTAGCATAAACCGCATTTTACCACTTGTCAAGATAATTTTTCCCATCGTACCGGCTGTAAGTGTGTGTTATGCTTTCCGTCCTCTGCGTGATCTGCAACCAGTCACCACCACGCTGCGCGGTGATTTTGATTTTTACAGACTCCACCCATTCCACACCTTCAAATTTCGTGTAGCCGCACATTTTTCCGGATATTTCCTGATAACCAAGGTCAGCCACCCGGCGCAGAATTTCCCTTTTGCCGATATATTCATATTTCCCCATCTTTCACACCTCCTTGCATTGTGTTTATTTGTCAATTTGCGCATGGAAATCAGTTTCCATGCAGTCCGCGTCCCCGGAATCGAACCGAAACGAAGTCACCAGACACGCGAAGAAGGGCGGGAGAGTACCGCCCTAAAATCTATTTTACTTTTTTGACTGCCACAATAAAATCATCAGTTTTGTCTTTTGGCGTGCCGTTGTCGTTAATCTTAACAATGACTTTCTGCCGATCTTTAAAATGCAAGTCTGTGTCCGTGTCGGACATTTCCCAGATGTTTCCATCCGTGGTGTAAATATCAAATCCGCGCCCGATCAGTTTTTCCCCGTCCTCATACTGCATAGTATAAATAAAATTGCGGACGGTTCCGCGCACCTTGTAGGTATGTGCTGTTTTTGCGGTTGCTGTAACTGGTGCAAGGTTTACAAGTGCAGTTGTTGCCAATACAATGGCTAAAACTCTCTTTTTCATGGTTGTTTTCCTCCGTTTTTTAATTTTCCCGGTTATTCCGGTAAAAGCAAGCCGGGGAATCGAACCCCGGAAAAGCCGACCTTGCCTAACTTGCTAAAATCTGCCGTGCTGTATTAAATACATAGAGCCGGTTGTGGCTGTGGTGCTTAAAATCTCCATTTTCAGCAATCACGCGCCCGGTATTCTCATATTTCAGACTTACAACGGTCAAATATTTGTCTAACAGTTCATCCGGGCATTTTAGGCATTCTATAGCGTTTTCAATGGTGCTTTTCTTGCTATTCCAGTAAATGCCCTCAATGCGTACACCTTTTTCTTTTTCCAGTTCGTCAAATTCTTTCATCAGTTCCGCTTTTGTCATATAATCAACCATCCTTTCATTGTGTGCCCTGTCTCATCGGTGTAGGTGGGGCAGTTCCTACAGACCGCCGTATGGCGGTTTCGACTATTCGCAAATTCTGCGGAAAATTTCAATTGTGAGTTTTGCGGCGGCTCTTTTTCTGTCTGCTGTATAGCCTTTGCGCTTGTTTTTTAATGCTTTTTCTGCTTGCTTAAGGTTTCCAACTCCCCAAGATGCCGCTTTATCAAGTTTTTCCCATTCGTCCGGTGTAACTTTTACGGCTTTAAGTGTTGCCGTGTTAATCTCGTAATTGTCTTTGTCTTCTGGGTGTAAATCTTCGCAAACCGGAATATACTCATGTGTTCCCATGTTTTCGCCGATATTCCAGACGAAAAAGCCAACCGGGATTTTTTCCACGATTTCAAAAATATCAGTTTTTTCACAAAGTGTAGAAGTGCTATAAATTTTGTTGTTTTCAATTTTAAATTTTCTCATGTTGTTTTCCTCTCTTTCTGTGCTTCATTTGATAGTTGTATTATACAGAAATTAGGCACTAATGCATATAAGCAAAACATACAAAATTAAGCACTAATATCATATCAGAATTTGTGCATTATTATTAAGCACTAATTAAGTATTGACAATTAAGCACTAACTATATATAATGTAAGAAAAAATACGGAGGTACAGAAAATGGATGAAAAAGAAAAAGCTATCAAGAATCGACAGGCTGTAAAAAAATGCATGAGTAATAAAGATAGAATAAACATTATATTACCGCTTGGAACGATTGAAAGAATCAATTCATATGGATTAAAAACAAGCGCATTTGCCAGAGAGTTAATTCTTGCGGAACTCGATAAAATGGATAGAATGAAAAAATAATAAATTAAGCACTAATTAAGTATTGACAATTAAGCACTAACTATATATAATGTAATCAGATCAAAGAAATAGAGCAAAGGCGAAAGCCAAGAAAGGAGAAACACCATGAAAAAATATATTGTAAAAGATCGGGGCATTGAATGGAGTTATGACAACAAAGAAAAGGCTGCTAAGAAAGCCACTGATCTGAACACGGAAGTAGCAGAAAAAACCGTTTGGAGATATTACGCCCCATATTATACAAGCGGCACTGCAAACTATCGGGAAATCACCGGCGAATCTTTGCCGGATGCAATCGAAAAAGGTTTTGACCGGATCATAAAAGATTATGATCTTGGCGGCGTTTCAGGCTTGAAATTAAAGTCTGTTAAATTACAAAAGGAAAATGGGTATGCAAATTTAGTTATAGATTTTATACCGCTTGGAAAATTGGAAGCAGAATTTCCAGAAGAAACAAAGGTGATAAAAATTGAATGGGTTACAGATGATGAATTCCGGGGCGAATACACTTTTACCTTGAACAAATAAAAGGCTGGCGGAGCCGATAAGCTCCGCTATTCTGCATTAAGGAGTAAATAAAAGCATGGCTAAGGTTGTAAAAAAATGCATTGTCTGCGGAAAAGAATTTTGTTGTAAATCATCGCGCAACATTGTGACCTGCTCGAAAGAATGCCGGTTGATACATTTGAGTCAAACACATACGGGGTTAAAGCGCTCCGAAGAGAGCAAACGCAGAATGTCAGAAGCAAGGCGCACGAATCCGCGAAACATGGAAATACAGCGAAAAGCCACAGAAGCCGCAAAGAACAGTCCAAAATCCGGACGGTTTGAAACAAACAGGGCGGCGATAGATTGGCATTTAGTAAGCCCAGAGGGAGAGCACTTTTATATTCATTCTCTGTCTTTTTGGCTTCGGGAAAACTGTAAAAAATATTTTGATGCAGAGCCGGATAGCAAGCAATTTTTTAATATAATTGCCGGATTGAGTCGCGTCAAAAGATCGGTCCTCGGGACACTTCCAGAAGGGCAACGCCCCGGATATAGTTATAAAGGTTGGTCGGTGATTCCAACCGATGACGATAAACGCTAGCGAGGGCGAGGAAAAAAGATGAATATTTTCAAACAAGGGCAGCTTTTCCGGCTGCCTTTTCTTTTTGCCATATTCAAAATCAACAACGTGTCCTGGAATATCTTACAAAATCTCCGAAAACCTGTAAACAAACTATAAAACTTTTCTTAAATTTTTATAAACAAGGCTAGTTGTATTAGGTTCTTGACAAGTCCGAAAATGATAGAATAGTATCAGTTTTTACAAAAATCGTCTGACAATCGTTTGACATAAGGCGACACAATCGTCTGACGTCGCTTTTTCAGAACTATGTTTCTCTTTCTCTCTCTTTTTCTTAATCTTTTTTGATTAATAATAATACACTGTATTTAAAGCCTATAGGTTGTAGAGTAAGTGTATATCCGCATACGCGCGCGGTGTAAGTATATAATACCACCGTAAAAAAATAAGGCTTGACTTCAAACCTGGAAATAGTGTATACCAAAAGCAGAGAGATTAACAGATTGGAGGTGTGAAATATATGCAGGATGTAGAAAACGTAGATATTACAAGACTTATAGTGGATCTGGGCACAGTACAAATATACACATCAACTGTACAGGATTTAATAGACAACGCTTGTATAGAATTTCACATCGAAGATTTGTTAAAAGCTGGACAGAGACAATGGAAAGCCGTAATGCAGTATGTTGGCATGCATTTATTCCCAGATACATCGGTACTAAAAGACAAGAGCTTGAAACCTCTTGGTAATGCAACTATACCAACTAACTGTAACAGGTATGATAGAGAGGTATTATATAAACTTTGTGATTATTATATATATATATCCAACGTGTACAGTAAGCTGGTAAGTACAGTAGCATTCAGTTATTTTTGTAATATACCAACCAATACGATGGATATATGGGCTAGTGATGAACCAAGCTCGCTGACTTTCAAGATGTGGCAAAAATTGCAGCGATCTCGTAAGGATTGCATCCTTGATCGTGCGTATGACTCCAATAGTCCGGTGGGCACCATGTTCGTGGGAAACAACGAATTCGGAATGAATCAGCCCGGAATTGGCGATAATGCCACGCAACGCAAGGCAATCACAGCGCAGGAGCTGCCAAGGCTGGACGGGAAAAAGAGCCAAGAATTGCACGCAATTGACACACAATTTACAGATGCGGCGGTAAATAATACGGTCTAAATTGTGTGCGATTATTCTACAATTCACAAATGCAGTAATACCAAGGGTTGTAGAGTTTTAACTATTCGTAAACTATTCGGAAAAGTTAGGTTTTGCGAATAGTTGCAAGGGTATGACATGAATTGTATTAAAACAATTTGATTTTCACACAATGACAACAAAACGAAACGGAAAATATTTTAGATTTCCATGTTTGCAGAAAAAGGATGGGGAGGGGGTCTGGCAGAAAGACCACCGGGCGGCTACTAAGTCCCTCAAATTCCTCAAAAAATAAAAAGTCGCTTACAACACCCATTGACTTTCACCGTAAATAGGCTATAATAAATTTATAACAATTCACTTTCACGTTGCGAATCGCAACTACATTTCCAAAAAATTTTTTAAAAACAAAAAGAGGTCAAGCACTATGAGGACATTGATTGAGTATATTCGTTCATACCTCTGTAAGCATGATTGGGAGCTTTTGTTCAATACAGACATCATGGATGGCAATAAGTTATTTAATAGCATAAAAGTGTGTCGCTGCAGGAAATGCGGGTTAGAAAAGCGATACAAGGCTAGATAGGAGAACGAATATGTTAGATACCAATAGTTGTTGCGGCACCTACAAATATGGCTTATGTGTCAAGACAAACGGTTATGTTTGTTCAAACGGCGAAAGCGATTATGCCGCTGATTTAGTAGAATACATCCATTCATGCGATTTTTGGAAACAGAAACAGGGAAAACTGAAATGAATGAAACATTGATGAAAACCGAGTATTCCACAGCTTTTGATGAAAAGCGCAAAGGTCTGATTGAACAGTCGTATTACAAATACGGACCGGCAAGAATGAATTTTGCAAACGGGAATGTGGATGCAATCGAAAGTTTGAAAATGAATCTTGCCAAGTTTGAAGAGACCGGGAACCTTGAATATCTGTGTGATGTTGCGAATTATGCCATGTTCCGGTTCATGTTTCCAAAAACAGGGGAGTATTTCGAACATACGGACTCTAATTCATCTGCCGGGATCTTCGGTATGAGCGTAAATGAAATGGAACGATTCAAACAGGAACACAGCTTTGAGGATGGGAGATATTGATATGGCTTTGAAAGTTATTGCAACAGCGGCAGATGCCCTCGTAATACTGGGACTTATGAGAGAACAGGTAAAACAAAAAGACAATTCAAACGCAATGGGGTATTTGCTTTCATACGCGATCTTTGCAATGAATATTATGGTCATTTGGAAATGATGGGCTATCGCCAAGTGGTAAGGCACAGGATTTTGATTCCTGCATTCCGGGTTTGAATCCCGGTAGCCTAATTGGTTACATGCTGACGTTTCATGTAACCACGTATGTTTTTCATATGTACTTGAACCCTTGGTTGAGTGATTCAAGCATTTGGGTTCCTCCTTTCGCCACTAGGACGATTCTGTTAAGGACGGTGCGAGACCGTCCGGTGGTATTCTATCATGCATCTATCCCGCGGTGCATGAGTCATGAAATTAGGTGGTGGCGGAATAGGTAGACGCGCAGATGGAAGAGACAGGACAAAGATTAAAAACTCATGGTTGAAGTCCTATGGGTTCGATTCCCTCCAATGTGAACAGTGCACGGTTTATGTGAGGTGCAAATCCTCACCCACCTACTCGGTCAAATTATGCTGTTTGCTTGCAGATGGTCTATGTTTTGGCTGTATGATACCACGGGCAATTATAATGTGGCGCAGAGGCATCAAGACCTCGAAATGGAAGCATTAAGACTTCGTTAAGTAGTAACAACGATGGGTATTCCTGCTGAATCATCGTTAAAACAAAACAGGATAGTGCAATGCATGGCACGAAAAACATTATTGCTAACCGTCTTGCGGCGGTTATGGGGAAGCGGCAACGATTGGCGGTGTTGCGGCTGACTGTAAATCAGTTTTTGAGTGGTAAACATTGGAGGTTCAATTCCTCTCTTCCCCATGAGCGAAAGCATCCATTTAGTCCCGCGTAACCGGTTTGCGAGATTATCCTAGGTTGTTTGGATGTGAATAGCAAAGACTTAAATTGCGTCACAGCAGGCGTGGATTGGTGTCACAATCGACCGCGTGTCTTTGATCGGTTAGTCAAGTGGCCAAGACACCACCCTTTCACGGTGGTAACACGAGTTCAAATCTCGTACCGATCATTAGCAGGATAGAGAAGTGGCAATCTTGCAAGGTTCATACCCTTGAGACCGGTGGTTCGAATCCACCTCCTGCAATTTTAATGGCTTGTAGTTCAGTGGTAGAACGCCTGACTGTTAATCAGGATGTCGTGGGTTCAATCCCCACCTTGCCAGTTAGTATGCGTTGTCGGAATAGGTAGACGATATTGCCGTAGGTAATCAGTTGAAATCGGCAACTTAGATCACTGGTGCTAGCAACCATGGGAGCGGTGCAAATCCGCCCACGCATATTAAATTCCGGAGTAAGCATGGTAGCAGAATGGTGGGTCAGGACCACCTGCGGGCATAACTCCAGCAAGAAAGGTTCCCGCCGCTTCTTTCCTAATGTTCTTGGCGATACAAAGAAAATTCGGCAGTGTTCCCATAATTGGAATTGGAGCCGGTTGCTATCCGGTCGGGCGTTTATTCGCCCTGTAGGTTCGAATCCTACACACTGCGCTTGCCCAAAATAGGGCGTTGATGTGTGGCGGAATGGGTAAACGCTATGAAATGTCTATTGCAAAATGCAATACAGAGAAAGTATTTCTCAGGGACATTATGAGGAAGTAAATCTTTTCTGCGAGGTTCAAATCCTCGCCACATCAATTCCTTATCTCCACTTAGTCGGGTGCTACTGCAATAGTTCCGGTCGATGGGAGACTTATGGATGGTAGTGGTATTATTGGAAACAGAAAACCCTTCCGTGATTAGAAATTGCAGATTTGAAAGCGGTTGGCATGGTTTTGGCTGACAGGGTTCGATTCCCTGTGCCGCTATTTATTTACGCAAAATGGTGTGTAAGTATGATAAAAACATTGTGGAATATTTATATCACACAAAAGACACGGAATCTCACGAGGATTCCGATTTTTGCTATGATTGGGGTGTGAATTATGACAAGTTGCTTGTGCTGTGGAATGTTAATACTTGACTCCGAAGTTGATAGGTGTCCTTATTGCAAATACCTATTTACACAGATTCCGGCAAGGAACATCCCAGAAAATCAGCCGGAGAAGGTAGAAACGGCAATATTTGAAAACGTGGTATTTATTTAATAAAGGGGAGGGGCGGAAGAATGTGTGATTTTTGCAATAATATAGGAATTGGAATACCGGATTGGGATTTCCTTACTCCGGATAAAAGCGGAAGAACCCCGTCCGGAGTCGAAATAGAAATTCGGGAAATTGTAGACAAATGTGCACTTGTTTTTACGAATAGTGCCGGAGAATACGGCGCAGGAGTGGTAAATATTGCATTTTGCCCTATGTGCGGTAGAAAGCTGGTGAAAGAATGAAACATCAAAAAGAATGGCACACTTGCGACAGGTGCGGTGCTGAAATAAAATTCAAGCCAAGACAACAGCTACAATATGTGCCTTGTGGTACATATTCAGAACCGGTAGCTAGATTTACAGAAGATGAAATTTCGTGCGAGCTTTACAAAACAAGATTTTGCGGAAAACTTAAGAAAACTTATGAATTATGCCCTAAATGCAGAAAGGATTTTGAGAGGTTTATGAGGAATGAGAAGAATTAGAGAAACATTACATTGTCTGCGCTTAGATAGCAGAATAAGGCACAATATAAGATATGCACAAAGACAATGGTTCTTTTCGTACTTTAAGCACTTTAGAAAAGATTTAAACATGCCATTACCCAATAGCATCAAGCAAGCAAGAGGAATATCGAAAACTATTTTAGAAAGAGGGTATATGCCAGACCTTGTGCATGATTCGGCAATGCGTATTAGATATTCAAAGAAATGCAATACTCGTGTATGCAGGGCTTCTAGGAACGATTAGGAGATTTATGAGAAATGATTGTTAATATGGGAGCCAAAACCTATGAAATGAGCCGTAAGCAGGCAAAAGCTATCCTTGGAACGGCTAAGAAACTTGCAAATTGCAACATATACGGCATTGAAAAAGATAATGTGGTGATTATGCTGAATGAAAAGTATGAGGACGATATGAGCCTTAAAAAAAGCCGTAGAGGAGTATAAAAAGAAAGGGTTCAAGGTGCATTGGAAATGAAGAAAACGCGTTCAAAAATCATAATCAAAACTAGAAAAGGCGGTTACACAAAGATTTATGCCAATGGGAAATGGCAAAAGGGAGTGTATAATATTGATTTCCATGCTGAATGCACGCCATTGAGATACCCATGCATAAAAATTTCTTGCAAATTTGATAAGAATAAGACTGACAAAAACGGTTCGGTTATTTACGACCCGGAAAAAGAAGAATTTGCAAAAGAACACGTAGTTGCAAGAATTTAGGGAGGCAAGATTATGAAGAAGAAAATTATAGCAATTGCATTAGGATTGACATTGTGTTTAGGAATGACCGGATGTGCATCGTGGGACAGATTTGTGGTAGACATGAAAAGCGATGCAAATGGCGGTATGCAGAGAACCATTACTATATATACGGCAGATGGTAAAGAACTTGCAACATATAAAGGCAAAATTGACCTTAGTACAAACGATGGTGGATATGTCAAGTTTGACTTTAATGGCAAGAGATATATCTACTACAACTGCTTTGTAGAGAGCATTGCAGATATTGATTAAGTGATATTACCGGCTAACAAACGGAGTTAGTCGCTACCCTAAAACAGTTATAGGCAGAGGTCAAGGCACTTCTGCTTTTGCGGAGGTGCTTTTTATTTGGCTTCAAAGCAGTTAATCAATGCAGTAAATGGATATGAAAACTACATACAGAGAAAAGGCGTTGATGAACAGGTAATAGATGCCCTTTTGAAAGCGTGCAATGTGGCAATTCGGACGGAAAAAGACGTTGACTACGGATTGACTATAACCGAAAGAACAAAGGCTTTAATCAATGAATTTACGCAGAAAAATGCGGGCGGTAGCATATGGGAACTTGAACGATATGCGCAGAATCACGACATTAAAGGCGGATACAAACTTGTGGATCAGTTCTATGAAGTCTTGCGGTTAGAGAGCTTTTATCGTTTTGAGAGCTTCATCTACTTTATGGAGCGCAAAAGAAATTGGAGTAAACGGTTTTATTATCCACGCCGCAAGACGCTGAATATTGTTGCCCAAGATCTTGAAGATTTGGAAAACCGAAAGATTAAATTTTACGGATTATCAATGCCATCGCGTGTTGGTAAATCGACTATCTGCATTTTCTTCCTATCGTGGGTGGCTTTGCGCAGACCAAACAGCCATAGTGCTATGGGTGGTCACTCTGGTATTTTGGCAAAAGGATTTTACAAAGAACTGATGAATCTTTTTACCACAGAAGAATATACGTTTGCGGAACTTTTTGCTTATTGGCATCCGGAATACGCAAACGCAGCACTTCCAACGGACAAAAGTGCTGATGAATTTACAATTACGCTTGGAGATCCGGACAGATTCGCAACCGTAACGTGCCGTGGTATTGATGGAACATGGACAGGAGCGGTCGATGTTTCAAAAGATGGATATTTGTATGTCGATGACTTGGTGCGTGATCGAGAGCATTCATTAAGTCCTACTCGAATGGAAAACACATACCAAGAGTACCTAAACAAGATGGTTGACCGTAAAAATGACGGTGCAAGGGAATTGATGGTCGGTACTCTTTGGAATGTTTTAGACCCATTGGAGCGCATGAGAAAGCAATATGAGCATGACCCGCAATACCGATTCCGTAAGATTCCGGCACTTAATGAAAATGACGAAAGCAATTTCGCGTATGAAATCAACGGATTTTCCACGGAATACTATCGGGATATGCGAGATAAGCTTGACAATGCCGAATGGATGGCTAAGTTTATGCAGCAACCATATGTCCGAGAGGGATTGCTTTATACGGATTTGAGACTATTTAACGGAATCCTTCCGGACGGAGATTTCCGGCGTATCGGAGTTGTGGATGTTGCCTGGGGAGGCGGCGATAGCTTGTCAATGCCGATTGGGGCAGAATATGAAAACGGTGATGTTTATATTTACGATTGGGTATTCAACAAAGGTCCGAAAGAGGTAACAATCCCTCTTGTTGTTGGACGAATTATCGGGAATGAGATTCGGCAGACAAGATTTGAGGGAAATACCGGGGGCGATCTGTATTGCCAATATGTAGATGAAAAGCTGCAGGAACAGGACTATAAATGCTCATGCACAAGCAGAAAAGCACCAAACAAGGTTGAAAAGTTATCAAAAATCATAGCGTATTCAGGTGATGTTAAGAGAAAATTCATATTTCTTGATACGCACCGACCGACGCAGGAACAAATGAAGAAAGATTCAGATCTTGGAGTGACAAGATATTACAGAAATGACGAATATCAAGCAGCTATGGATGAACTCTCTATGTTTGTAAGTATTGGTGGTAATGAACACGACGATGCGGCAGACGGTTTAACCCAGCTTGAAATGTTTATAGAGAACCCAAACAATACCGCAAAGGTAGAAGCAGCAGTAAACCCATTTAGGAGGTATTAGGATATGACAACAGACAAATATCTTTCACAGATAAGCAGAATTGACCATGCGATTGCAAATAAGCTGGAAGAAATCAAAAGGCTATCCGATATGGCAACTTCTATATCCATATCTCCGAAAGAAGTGGATGTGCAATCATCCGGCAATCCCGACAAAATGGGGAGCGCGGTATCGAAGATTGTTGATTTGCAGAATGAGGTTCAGACACTTGTAGATGAATTGGTTGATAAAAGACGGATTATCATATCGCAAATTGACAGTATGGATAATACAGATGTATATATCGTGCTTTCATCACATTATGTCAATGGAAAAGATTGGAACCTGATTTCTGTTGAAATGAAATATTCCTACAGGAACATTATGAAACTTAGAAAAAGAGCATTGCAGGAGTTTGAAAGACGTTATGGACAGCTTTATTCTGAAAAAAGTGCATAAAAGTACACAATAGTTCACACTCTTTCACAACATTTCCTAAAACTTGCATGATATACTAAAAGAGTAGAAAAACAAATTCCTACAACCCCCAAAAGCATATAACCCGTAAAAGGCACTGCCGGAAATGGCGGTGTTTTTTATTTACAAGAAAGAGGTTGCTATGAAAAAAGTAACTATATATTGCCCGGATTGCGGAAGAATTGCCGGACATTATGATGGGAGATCTACGATAGATCATCCGTGTAAATGTAAAAAATGCAATCATATTGTGATTTATCGCGTGGCAACAGGCAAAATTGAAACAAAGCCGATACCAAAACGCGCTTGCAGTAGTGGAGTTTTATTTATATGAATACACAGTATTTTCATGACCTTGTCAGAGGCTGTTATGGTAGAAAAATTGCATACACGAATGTAGATACAATAACTGCTAACAATGTTGTTAAGGTTATTGGAAGTACAATTGGAATATTCAACTGGAATAAGCCCGTTATTAAGTATCTGTGGGATTATTACAAAGGCGACCAACCAATATTATATAGACATAAGCTAACTAACGAGGATATTACAAATAAGATTGTAGAAAACCACGCATATGAAATTGTTCAATTCAAAGTAGGACAGACATATGGCGAACCGATTCAGTTTATAAGCCGCAAAGATGATGAAACTATCAATAAAGCTGTCGATGCGCTTAATGATTTTATGGCAGATGCCAATAAACAAGAAAAAGACATTAAGGCTGGAGAATGGCAATCGGCAACAGGAACATCCTTTAAGGCGGTTCAACCTAAAAATGGTGATGTGCCGTTTAGAATTGTAGCACCTACACCAATGAATACTTACGTTGTTTACAATGAAAGCACAGAAGAACCTATGCTTGTTGTGCAAGAACTTAAAGATGAGGATGAAAACTGGTATAAGATGGCATTTTCCGACACTATGTCTTTTAGAATTGTTGACAGCAAAGTAGTTGAAGCAAAACTACATACATATGGTGAAATCCCTATCGTTGAGTTTCCTAATAATCACGAAAGAATATCCGATATTGAGCTTGTTGTAGGCATGCTTGATGCTATTAACAATATGCAGTCTAACAGAATGGATAGTATACAGCAATTTGTTGAATACTGGGTTAAGTTTGTAAATTGCGAAGTTGATGAAGAAACATTTGCAAAAATGAAAATGAACCACGCTCTTACAGTTAAGTCCATCAATAAGGACAATAAGTCGGATGTCGAAATTATGACACAAGAGCTTAATCAGACACAATGTCAAGTTGCTAAAGAAGATTTGTGGGATAACACATTATCTATATTGGCTATACCAAACAAACAGGGCAACACAGGCGGAGATACGCAAGGAGCGGTCGAGTTAAGAAACGGATGGGATTTCTCTAAGACAAGAGCAAAACTGAAAGACCCTATTGTTAAATCGTGCGAAAAGCGGTTAGCGGTAGTAATTCTTAATATTCTAAGACTTGCAGGAGAAGACTTAAAACTATCGGTTAGAGATTTTGATGTACAAATAAATCACAGTCCGCAGGACAATATGTACACTAAAGCACAGACACTTACAGTGTTGCTTCAAAGTGGCATACATCCACTTATAGCAATTAAGACAGTTGGTTTATGGGGAGATGCAGAAAAGACATTCCTTTTATCAAAACCATATCTTGATAATATATACAAGACTATTGATGATGTGGAAGCACAAGAACAAAAAGCACAAGAGATAGTTAATCAACTTAATAATAATCAGCAAAATAAGGCGGTTATCGAATAATCGGTAGCTGCTTTTATTTTATACATTTTGCAGCTATGCGGTAAATAGCAGAAGAACACAGCAGGAGCGACCTGCGGTAACAAAAGCGTGTGTTTAACGGAGGTAATTATGACAAGAGAAGATGTATTAAAACTTTTTCCAGAAGCAACAGATGAACAGATTACAAATCTTCTTAATCAGAACAATTCAGAAGTTGCTACCGAGAAAAACAAGGCAAAGCAGTACAAGGCTAAGGCTGACACAGCAGATGGCTTACAGAAGCAGCTTGATGAAATACAGGCTGGTAATATGTCGGAGCTTGAAAAGGCAAATAAGGCATTAGATACAGCTAATCAGCAGATAGCAGATTTACAGAAATCTAACGCTATCAGAGACCAGAGGGAAGCAGCTATGACTAATTTTAAGATTACTGCTGAACAGGCAAAGACGGTTGTTAAAGATGATGGAAGCCTTGATTACACCGAACTTGGCAAGATTATGTCCGAAAAAGAAACAGCTGCGGCACAGGCTAAGGAACAGGAGATTGCAAAACATCAGGATATTCCGGGTGGCGGCAGTAATAAAAGCGGTGCAGACAATAAGACAAACGCTGAAAAGATAGCAGAAAGCCTTATATCTAACGCACCTAAGAACAATGACGTTTTATCACATTACATTCAGTAATAACAGGAGGTAAGAAATGGCAAAGGAAATGAATATGCAGTATGAAAAGACTTCATACGCAGGAGATGTTCAAATTTTAAAGAGAGAGCCTAACGAAGCAATCCCATTAACACTTGATTTTGACGGCGTGACAACTAAAAACGCACAGGGCAAGAGAATTGTCAAGGCAGGTACACCAATCGGAGCAACCGGAAAGGCTGACAATACAGCCACAGTAGTAGGCATTTTAAGGTTCGATGTAACAGAGGACAGACCACAGGGAGTATTGCTTAAAAAAGCATATCTTAATACAAAGGTAGCAGAAGCACATTCTGGCGTTACATATGACGCAGCGGTTAAGACAGCTCTTCCAATGATTGTATTTGAATAATAACAGGAGGTAAACAGATGTTAATTAATGAAGTATTAGACAGTAAGTCTATTGCATTATCGGCAACAGAAAACGCTAGTAATCAGATACCTTATCTTGGTTTACAGTGGTTTCCTGAAAGAAAGAAGCAGGGACTTGATTTAAGTTGGATTAAAACACATAAAGGACTTCCAGTATCACTTGCACCATCCAACTTTGACACAATTCCAACTCTTAGAGCTAGAGGCGGATTAAGCAAGGAAAAAACGCAAATGGCATTTTTCCGTGAGGGAATGACAGTAGGCGAAGAGGAAATGCTTGAAATTGAGCGTATTCAGTCTGCTGACGACCCATACCTTGCAAGTGCTTTATCAAGTGTGTATGACGATACAAATAACCTTGTAAGCGGTGCAGAAGTTGTACCGGAGCGTATGAGAATGTCACTTCTTTCTACAAATGCAGGTCATCCGGTAATTGCTATTGTGAGCGATGGTGTTCAGTATGCTTACGATTATGACAAGGATGGCTCATACGCAAAAGACCATTACGCAAAGTTATCCGGCACAAGTATGTGGAGCGATACAGCTAATTCAAAGCCACTTACAGACCTTAACAACGCAAGAAAGAAGTTGCAGAAGCAGGGTAAGATTGCTAGATATGCACTTATGAACAGCAATACATTCCAATATCTGTTTGATAATGCACAGATAAGAAACTCAATCCTTGCACAGAACCTTACGGCAACTATTGAGGTTGACGATGATACTGTTATTTCAGTAGTGCAGAAGAGAGCAAAGCTCACTATCGTACTTTACGATAAGATGTACATTGATGATGATGGCAAAGAGCAGTACTTCTACCCGGATAACAAGGTTACACTTCTTCCAGAAGGCAGCCTTGGCAGCACTTGGTTTGGCACCACACCGGAAGAAAGAACTGCGAGACAGGTAGCTGATGTAGATGTAACAACATATGGTGTAGGTATTACAGTCGCTACAAAGACAGAGTATGGACCACCTATGAAAATGTCAACATTTGCTTCCGAGGTTGTTCTTCCATCATATGAGAATATGGATAGTACATTCGTATATGAGGTTCATAGCGAAGAGTAGGGGGTGCAACTATGAAATATCCATATATAGTGATTCATAATGGTAAGTGGTATAACGCAGGAGAAGAGGTACCGGATAGTAATCCTCCGGTATCTTCCGTTGGGTATACAAAGACCGAAATCAACAGAATGAGTACCGCAGACTTGCAAAAACTTGCCGCGGAGCAGGGGATTGAAAACGCACAAGCAACAAGTGGCGCGGAACTGAAAGAAATTCTGATTGCAAAATTTAATCTGTAGGAGATCGCTTATGTCATACACGCTTGTCGAACAGGTAAAGATTCGTTTAAAACAATTTCATATAGAAGAGGTAGAGGACGAAGCGACCGGGGAAAAGTCCGATAAAGTTGTGTTTGATGAAAAAGAATGTAACCCTTTGATTGAACAGCTTTTAGAGCAGGCAAGAAAAGAGATTATCAGCAGACGGAACTACCCGGACACATACACGCAAGACCAGATTGACAGTGATGTTAAGAATTATGAAAACATTATGGTCAATTTGGCAGTGTACGACCGCTCACAAGCCGGCGAAGCTTACATGGCAAGTTATTCCGAAAATGGAGTAAGCCGAATATGGAAAGACCGTGAAAGCCTTTTTGTTGGAGTGTTTCCGTTTGTAAAAGCAATGTAATTAAAGAAGATTGAGCGTGACCATTATGGTTGCAGGCGGCGCACATTAAGCGGTGGTGGGCAGTGCGTCAAAAGGAGATTCAAATGAAAAGTATTTTGATTCAAACTTATCTTGTGGCACTTCCGATAGTGCTCGGATATATAGTTTGGCTTCTTAAACAACAAAAGAAAAGCAGGGATGCGAATAGTAAAGGAACAATGCTCCTTTTGCGCGTCCAGCTTATTGAATACCATGCAAAGTACACCAGAATCGGAGAAATACCGTCATATGCCTATCAGAACTTCTGTGAGATGTATGATGCGTACCATGCGTTAGGTGGAAACGGAATGGTTACGAAAATGAAACATGAGATTGAAGAGATTCATATAGGGAAAGGAGATAAAAGCCATGAGGAATTGGAAGGATTGGACTAAGAAAGCCGGAATCCGAGCAATCAAGACTGTTGCGCAGGCGGCAGTTGCCGGAATTGGAACGGCGGCATTTATGGGCGCGGTAGATTGGAAATATGTTCTTTCCGCATCAGTCCTTGCCGGAGTGTTATCGCTTCTGACAAGTGTTGCCGGAATCCCGGAGGAAAACACCAATGCTTGACATTAACAAGCAGGAAATGAAATATTCGCAATCCGGTCAGAGGGTATTCATCCCACAAACTGACGAAAATGGAGATATTGTCTATGAAGGGTACAAGGATTCCGATGGGAACTTTGTACCTTATTTAGATTCCGAAGGAAACAAGATTCCAAAAGGCGAGGAAGTTGAAGGGTTTTCAGAACCTACGACATTCCAAGCCAACATCAGCAATAAGCTGTCAGAAGCCCTTGTGAAAGAATTTGGAATTGATGATAGTACATCATACTGTCAGCTTGTTACGGATAAAGGATATTTGCCACTGAAAGCCGGCGATGTAGTGTGGAAGCGTTCGGAAGTAAAACGCACTGATGATGGGCTTGTGGATTCAGAAACCGCAGACTACATCGTAAAAGGCGTTGCAGACGAAGGACTGACCACAGATTTATTTTTGCTTCGGAAGAATATTAAGTAGGTGATTGCGTGGCAAAGAAAACTATTTCAATGACATTATCCTCTAAATCCATACAAGACGCCATAAAGGAGTTAGAAAAGTACCGCAATAGTTTACAGTCTAAATGCGATTTACTTGTTTCTAGGCTTGCACAGATAGGTCAGACGGTGGCAATACAACACATATCGGAATCCCCATTAGGAAACACGATAACGGTAAGGGTAGATAAAGCACCGCAGTTAATGACCTCGAATGCGATTCTGATTGCAACCGGAAAAACGGTAACGTCAGAAGATAGAGAACCGTTCTATACTTTGTTGGCGGTAGAGTTTGGAGCCGGTATTTTTTATAACTCCAAAGAGAACCCAAAAGCACCGGAACTTGGATTCGGCGTCGGCACATATCCGGGGCAAATACACGCTTTTGAAGATGGTTGGTACTATTGGGACGATAAGACCGAAACATGGCGTTATACCCACGGTATCAAAGCCACAATGCCTATGTACAATGCGGAACAACAGATTATTCAACAGTATGTAAAGATTGCAAGGGAGGTATTCGGTGGAAAATGAGTTAAATAGTTGGGCACTTGATTTTGAAGATACCTTATGTTCCCTTTTGAAATCGTACATGGAAAGCAAGGTAAGAGGAATTAATGTGGTGCAAGATGAAGAATCGGGCGGCACTGCAACATTCCCGACGCTTTTAGTCAGACAAATCGGTGGCAAAGAAGCCGGACGAACTAATGAAGCAAAGACAATCAACGCAATTCGCCCAACATTTCAGATCACAATTACAAACAAAGGTTCAAGAAAAGCAACTAAGGACATCGCAGCATATGCGGTGTCTTTTTTTAAACAACAAATGTTTGAAGTATCAGATACAGTCTCAACAATTTCCAAGCAAGTGCGAACGGTTACATTCCGCGCAACTCGCGTAATTGGAAACGTTGAGCATTTAGATCAGCTATAAGCAGAAAGGAAGTAGAAAATATGGCATCAACAAGTTATAAAACGCGTGTCATTGTAAAAGAGCACACGGAAAAACAGGCTGACTTTGCAGGAACATACAATCTTTTGGTTGCGGCTAAGTCAGTTCCAAGTCCTGCATCACCACCAAACACTGTTGAATCAACCACAATGGAAGATGATCAGCAGACTTTTGAAAAAGGAATTAAGACTTCTGATTCAAGAGAAATCACAGGAAACCTTGAAAAAGAATATCTTTCAAAGGTGGATGGATATGGAGATAAAAAACTTGATATTATCCATCTGTACGGAACGGACGGTATCGGCGGTGTAGCGAAGTACGCATATGTAGGAACTGCAACAGCCACACCTAACGATGTAGGTGGAAACGATGAAATCCTTGAAATGACGGTAACAGTTATTCCAAGTACAGCATCAGAGCTTGTTACAGATAAGCTGACTGTTGTTGATAACAACGATGGCACGTTTACCGTAACAGTGGTGGGGTAAAAAGCCTATCGGACGAGCAATCGACCGCACCGGTAGGCGAGGATGAACGGTCGATCGCAGAACTTGAAGCAATGAGATAAGCAACAATGGGGCGGTGGCAACACTGCCCCTTGCCAATATAGGGCAGAAAGGCAAGGTAAAACATGAAAGTTAAATTAGGTGGAAAAGAATATACAATTCAGTTTGCAACAAGACCATCGTTAAAATCACATATCTTACAGGATATTATGAAGACACAGGACATGGAAGATATTTCTTCTATGGAAGATATTCTTCTTGAAACACTTCCTAAAACACTTCTTGTAGGCTTACAGATGCATCATAACGATGAGTTTGGATATGATTACAAAACAAACGAAGGCTACGATGAGAAGCTTGAGAAGGTGTCTGACATTCTCTATGACGCGATTGATACAAACGAGATTAACTGCATGGATTTATTCGCTGATATGCAGGAGGAAATGATGACAAACGGTTTTTTAGCGCAGATGATGGAGTCATTGGAGAAAGCACAGGAGCAGGAGCAGGAGAAGAAAAAGACCCCATCCAAAGCGAAAGCCAAGAATTAACATGGGAATATTACGTTGCGGAAATCCGTCCGTTTTACCTTGTGGTAACAAAAGGCTACGGATTTTCCGTTGATGATATAGATATGATGAATCCAGAGTTGCTTAAGCCTTATGTGGATGCATACAAGGCAGAATGGAAGCAACGCGATGTGGAAATGTATATGTGGTTTGGCAGATATGCAACGTCAGCACTTGTGACCGCAATAGATGCTACATTCGGTAAGGGTAATAGTAAGTACGTGAAAGAAACTTGCTATGATTCCATCGAAAAGCATAATACGGACGATCCCGATGCTGAGATACGAGAAATGCTTAAGGTGGAAGAAGCATGGGCGGCTGAATCAAGGAAATCACATTTACCAAAGCCAAAGATAGTTTAAGAAAAGAGGTATTACCATGGCAGTAATTATCGGAAGTGCGCGACACGATGAACACGGAAACTGCTATTCTGGCGGAAAAGCCGGAGACCAGACCGGACAGGAAGTGTCTACGCAGAAGTTTTACAACCATTCTAAGGGATGGAATGTGTTAAGAGCAAAGGATAATAAGGTTGCGGAGAAGTTAGCTGAAGCTATGAAGATTGCGTGTGGCAACAAAAACATCGGCTATGACCAATCGGAACGCTACGGAGTCATTAAACATGGCATTAGCGCAAAGGTTAAGACGGAATGCGATTGTTCTTCTCTTGTACGCGCTTGTATTATCCATGCATTCGGGAAGGATGTAGGAGATTTCAATACTGCAAACGAAAGAATCATTCTTTTGAAATCCGGCTTGTTTACCGATGCTGGTTCTTACCGAATCGGAGAACTGCTTTACAACGGGGACATTCTTGTGACGCGTACAAAAGGTCACACTGCAATCGTTGTAAGTGGAGCAAAGAAAAATGCAAGCAAGTATTATTCGATGTATACCGGAAAATCTGGATCAATCGTTGAAGCATTAAAAGCGGTTGGGGAAGATGATGTGTCAAAAGAACATCGCGCGGAAATCGCAAAAAAGAACGGATTTTCCAATTTTAAGTTTACATCAGAGGAAAATTCAAAAATGATTTCTCTTCTGAAAAAGGGAAAACTGAAAAAGTAATTCAAGGGCGGTAGGGGTCAAATCCTACCGTCTTTTTAACCGGCTATCAATGTGGAAGATAGCCGCTAACCTAAAAAAGTTATAGGAAGTTGGTGGATAAATGGAATTAGAGTCTCTTGAAATAAAAATTCAAGCACAGGCACAACAGGCAAGCGGCCAGATAGATGCGCTTGTGACAAGACTTGGGAGATTATCTTCCGCGCTTTCTGGACTTAGTACCGGAAATCTGAATAGTCTTTCCACAGGGGTAAACCGACTTGCAGGGGCAATGACGGCAATGCGTGGAATTGACACACGGACTTTTTCTGCGGTTGCAAGAAATGTAAGCAAATTAGGCTCTATCAACAGCAAACAAATTAATGCCGCGGCTGGTTCTATGCGTCAGATTTCCAATGCATTAAAAGGGATTTCTGGAATGTCAGCATCTGTTAAGGGTCTGACCGATCTTGCATCTGCAATCAAACAGCTTGGTTACCAGAGTTCCACCAAAGCGATTGAAAATATCCCGAAACTTGCCACGGCAATGCGACAGCTTATGTCTGAACTGTCGAAAGCCCCTAGCGTAAGCCGGAATATTATTGACATGACAAATGCATTGGCAAAATTATCACGTACCGGTGGAGCGGCAGGAACAGCGGCAAAGAGTATAACAAGCTCATTTAGTGGATTTAGTTCAAGTGCATCCGCGGTAACAAAGAAGTCATTTTCTCTTGCGTCTGCAATCGGAAAAGTGTATGCAACGTATTGGGCTTTATTCCGAGGATTTAGGCTACTTGGAGATGCCATTGACATATCATCCTCACTGACAGAGGTTGAGAACGTTGTAAGGCAGACATTCGGGCAGTACGAAAGCCTAATTAACAATTTCGCAAAAACATCCATTGAAAAATTTGGTATGTCCGAATTGTCCGCGAAACAGTTTGCAAGCCGTTTCCAAGCAATGGGAACTGCCCTTGATATTCCGCAAGGGAAAATGGCAAAAATGTCTATCCGGTTGACAGAATTAGCCGGAGATATGGCTTCATTCTATGATGTGAGTCAAGAAGATATTGCCAAGAGTCTTCAATCTGTATTTTCCGGTACTACGGCACCTATGCGGCGTTATGGTATCGACTTGACACAGGCAACATTAAAGGAATGGGCATTAAAGCAGGGGCTTGATGCGAACATTTCCTCAATGACGCAGGCTCAAAAAGCCATGTTGCGTTATCAGTATGTGCTTGCGCATACAACCAATATCACCGGGGACTTTGCACGTACAGCAGATACGTGGCATAACCAGATAACCATGCTTAGAGAGAACTTCAAAGCACTTGGAGCGGTTGTTGGTGGTGGTTTAATCAATGCATTCAAGCCATTTATCAAGGTACTTAATTCAGTTCTGCAAAAGGTTATTTCCTTCGCAGAGATGGTAACAAATGCTTTAGGTTCTATCTTCGGATGGAAGTATGAAGCAAGCAAAGGGGCAGGAATCAGCGGTCTTGCTGATGATATTGGAAGCGCATCTGACGGCATGGACGATTTAAGCAATGCCGCAGGAAACGCAGGGAAAAACACGGGTGGTATCGCAAAAAATGCCAAGAAAGCAAAAAAGGAAATCCAACAGGCAACTCGTGCATTTGATGAATTAAAGGTTATTTCAAAACAAAGTAAAGATAATACTTCCGGTTCCGGGAATAAAGGTTCTGGTTCTGGATCTGGTTCAGGTGCTGGTGGCGGCACCGGTGCTGATGGTGGATTAGTTCAGACGGACACCATCTTTAAGAAATTCAAAAGCAAAATCAAAGACCTTGAACAGTTGGGAGAGTCTATTTCCGGTGCGTTAATTAACGCAATGAAAAAAATTAAATGGGAAAAAGTGTATGCAAAAGCTGAAGGTTTTGGAAGGGGATTAGCCAAATTCCTTAACGGACTATTTAAAGGGCAAAAAGGAACAACGCTTTTCGGAGAAACCGGAAAACTGATCGCAAATTCATTAAACACGGTGCTTCATGGATTGGATTCGTTTGGAACGACATTTAATTGGAAGCAATTTGGAAATTCAATCGCAGACGGAATAAACAAGTTTTTCCAAAACTTTGACTTTGCATTATTGGCTAAAACTCTTAATTCGTGGGCGCAGGGCGCGTTTGATACAGTTACGACAGCATTAAGTAAAATTTCATGGAAGGATGTATGGAACGGAGCAAAGGAGTTTTTAAGCAACCTAGATGTAAAAACAGTTGGAATCATAATCGGTGCGCTGACAATCAAAAAAATTCTTGGATTACATCTTGCAAAAACCGCACTTGATATAATCGGAACTTCCATTTCAAAAGCAATAGCTGGTTCACTTGCATCAAGGCTTGGCGTTGAAATTGCGGCAAATGAGGGAATCTCGGCAGTATTGTCTACCGCTTTGTCAAAAAAAATAGGTGGGGCGTTTGCTACACTTGGAACAACTGTTTCAGCTGGTGTCAAAGCTTTATTCGGTAGCGGTGCGGCAGAGAGCGCACTTTCTTTTATCAGCCCGGTAGCAAAAGCTATAACCGGGATTGGCTCTGTTGCGATTGGCGCATTTACTGCAATATCAAACTTTGTGACCATGTTAAAGAACGGATTCAGTTGGCTTAATGAAGCACTTATGCTTGTCGGAGTTACGATTACGGCAGTCGGAGCGGTTATTTTAGGGGTAGCGGCAGCACCTGCAGCGATTACCGCAGGAATAGTAGCCGGTGTTGCAACGGCGGCTGTAGTAGTCAAGGATCATTGGAAAGAAATAAAAGGAATTTTCTCAAAAGCAGGAGATTGGTTTAATACTAATGTGATTAAGCCAATAAGCAGTTTTTTTAAGGGATTATGGGAATCTGTTTCCGGTTTTTTCTCTTCTTTATGGAAAGATATATCCGGTGTATGGAAAACAGTTTCTGGATGGTTCAATACTAATGTTATAACTCCTATTGTTTCATTTTTCCAAGGATTTTCGAAAAGAGTTGGTCAAATCTTTGAAGGATTGTGGATCATTGTCAAGGCTGTATGGATTGTTGTTTCTGATTGGTTTAAATCAAAGGTAATAGAGCCAATAAAGAAGAATTTTGAATTATTGAAATCGGCAGTATCAACTGCATTCAAGGTTCTATGGACAACTGTAAAATCGGTATGGGCGGTGGTTTCCGGTTGGTTTAAGGAGCATGTTACAACACCTATCAAGAATGCTTTTAGCTCAGCAAAAGAATCTATTCAGAAAGCTTTTAGCGCGGCAAAGACAGCGGTAACCGGGGCGTGGAATAGTGTTTCTAGTTGGTTTAAAGAACATGTAACCACCCCGATAAAAAATGCTTTCTCGAAGATGAAAGAAAGTGTAGCTGAAATATTCAGCAAATTATGGAATAGCGTGAAAAGTGGCGTTGCCGGGGCAATGAACACCGTAATTTCAAGAATTGAAACAGCAATAAATTCATTGATCGGTGGAGTGAATACCGTTTTGAGAGGGTTCAACAGTGTTGTTTCTGCGGCGGCTAAAGTAGCAAAGGTAAAGTGGAGCGGAGTCGATCTTGTGCCGAAAGTGAGCCTACCTAAAGTAAAGGCTTATGCAACGGGCGGTTTTATGGATAAATATAGCATAGCAACAGTTGGAGAAAATGGACTTCCGGAAATTATGGGAACAGTCGGAGGTAAGCCAGCGGTCGCAGGAAGCCAAGAAATTACCGGAATCAAAGATGCTATCAATTCAACATCTGCGCAAGAGGTTTCCTTACTGCGACAACAAAATCAGTTATTACAAGCTATTTTACAGAAAAATTTCGGAATTACTACAAACGACATAGGAAAAGCTGCAAGGGATTATGGTAGAGAACATTACAATCGAACCGGAGACAATGTATATGTTTTTTAGTGACTTCTATAATAGAACGTGATATAATTCTAAATAAATCATATCACAAGAAAGGAGTCATTATGAGAAACACAAAAAAATTATTAGTAGCGATGGGATTGGCATTTGCCGTTTTGATTTCGGCTATGCCAATCCAAAATGCAGATGGGGAACAGATTGTTGCACAGGCGGCAACTATCAAATTAAGCAGAAAGACTCTTAATTTAAAAATTGGAGAATCAGCAACATTAAAGATAAGCGGAATGAGGAAAACTGCTAAATGGAGTAGTGGCAATAAATATGTTGCTTCTGTAAACAAGTCTGGAAAAGTTCTGGCGGTTGGAGAAGGAACAACGTACGTAAAAGCAAAAATTGCAAAGAAAACGCTTTCTTGCAAAGTTACCGTCACTTCTTCCTTTAATGCGAACAAGGTAAAGAAAAACATCTCAATTGAATACCAAGATAGTGGTCATGGAGTTGTTGCTATCTTGAAAAACAACAACAAGGTAAATGTTGATCTGGACGCAAAACTTGTATACTACAAAAACGGTAAAATGCTGGATAGCAAAAGCGATTGTAACAGAGCTTTTGAATCCGGTAAGGAATGTGTTCTTTATTTTGACGCACCGAGCGATTCTGATTATAACGATGTTTCTTATGATAACTATAAAATGTCGTTGAGTGTTGATGAAGCAACAAATGCTGTTTGTGATGTTCGCAATATAATGGTTCAATCGGACATTGGAGCAGATAATGTTACGGTTGAAGCTACAAACGATTCCGGAAAAGATTTTTCATTTGTAAAAATTTCTTGCGTAATGTATGATGCATCTGGCAACTTGATCAAATATGATTATCATTATGCAGAATGTGAAAAGAATGGAGATACAGATTATTTTTCATTTAGTTTTCCGTACGATTCAAATTACGATACGATCTATCCGAGCAGCTATAAGATATATGTTGATGAAGCATATACATATACTTGGTTACAGTAAAAATTGAAAGATAAATGATACTTAAGCCGTGGAAACACGGCTTATTTTAATTTCAAAATCGGATTGACACAAAATCAAAAATAGTCTATCCTTATTACTAAGGAAACATCCTTATCCGTGAAGATGCGGATTACTTACTCGAACGCCATACTGTACGAAAGAGGAAACCAATGTGATTTCACAAGTGGCTTCCTCTTTTTTATTCAGATAAAAATGTATGGAGGTAGACACGAATGAAAAAATCACAACTTATGCTTAAGATTCAAAACAGCATTGAGGTATTTGAGAATCCAATATTCGGACAGATCAGAATGGCCATGGTCGATGATGAACCGATGTTTTGCCTTGTTGATGTTTGCAGGGCATTGGAAATGTCAAACAGCCGTATTGTTGCTGATAGACTAGACGAGGATGAACGACGTAAGTTAAACTTACCCCGTCAAGGAGAAACTTGGTTTGTTACTGAATCCGGCTTATACGCAGTAATTCTTCGGAGTGACAAGCCGAATGCCAAGAAGTTTCGCAAGTGGGTAACATCAGATGTTCTCCCTACAATCCGTAAAACAGGTGGGTATGTCAATAATGATGAATTATTTATTTCCACTTACCTGCCATATGCAGATGAAAACACTAAGCTGATATTTTCACAGACATTAAAAACTGTTAGGGAGCAGAACGAAACCATTAAAAGACAGCAGAAAGAAATCATCCATAAGGAAGATGTTATTATCGGACTCGTTGATGATATTGACTTGGCAACCAAGAGACAGCGGATAACACAGATTGTCCGTTTTGGTGCCGATGGAAAGTATCAAGAACGCTATTCGTTGCTTTATGGAGAATTTGAAAGGAAATATCACTGCAACCTTAAATCAAGGATGGAAGGGTGCGCGCTCAAGCCAAAAGTAAGAAACAAGATGGATTATATCGACAGGGAAATGGGAATGATTCCGCAGTTGTACGAAATCGCTTGCAAACTTTTTGAAAACGATGTAGAAAAGCTGAAATCTGAATGGGAATCAGTAGTAGCTTAAAATTTAATTAAATGGATAGCATCTACCAAAACGGTAGGTGCTATTTTTATACCCATTTTTAGGAGGTAAACGATGGGATATGGCGGATATTTAGTAAAGTTTGGCAATTATACCATCCCAAACAATTTAATAAAGCAGGACACGTTTAGTTCCTATTTGAATATGCAGGACTTAGACCCTTGGACGGATGAAAACGGATATGAGCATCGTGATGCCGTGGAACTGAAAGCTTTAAAGGTTGAGTTTGAAACCAAAGCCATGCTGACTGAAAAGCAGTTTGATGATTTTTGGAAGAACATAGAAAAGAACTATACCAAGGCAAAGGAGCGCGGTGGCTATATCACGGCATACGTGCCGGAGAAACGCGGCTATGTGACGCAGTACGGATATATCGCTGACATTCAGCCAACGTTCTATTCTGTGGCACATGGGAAGATTAAGTATGACGCAATCAAATTTTCGTTTGTAGGTGGTGTATATGATAAATAGCAGTTTAAAAGAAAAGTATTGGGATTCCTCGACAGATAAACAGATGGTCATATCTGTTGTTGGAACGAATCAGAAAATAGACAATTCGATGCTTGAAATCGGTACGTTTGCACTTGAAGAAAGTCTTTGTTCGGAGTCTGAATTAAAGTTTGGAGCGTGCGAAGCGAATTGCGTAAAATTCACAGCACGAAACACCGCAGGAAGCATTATTGGAAAGACAATCTCTATTGAAGAAACGATTGACGGAGATAGCCAAAATCCGATGCCATACGGAGTTTTTAAGGTTGCATCCGATGTTCCTACGGCTGACCGTACAAAACGGCAGATTACGGCATATGACGCGATGTACGACATCATCAATGCAGATGTTAAGGCTTGGTATGCAGGACTTAGCTTTCCAATGACGCTTAAGCAGTTCCGCGATAGCTTCTTTGCACATCTTGGAATTGCGCAAGTTGAAACAAGCCTTGCCAATGATTCCATGACGGTCAATAAGACGATTGTAGCCACACAGACGGACGATTCAAGTGCAGTCACAGAAGAATCCGCTATCAGCGGAAAAACCGTTGTAACGGCAATATGCGAGATTAACGGATGCTTTGGAAATATCAACCGACAGGGCAAGTTTGAATATGTCTTTCTAAAAGCAATCACAAGCGCACTTTATCCGGCAGAAGATTTGTTTCCGGCAGACAATTTATTTCCGTCTGACGCAAATACAGAATCCATGACCGGACACTATATCGCGTTTGATTATGAGGACTTTCAAAGCAAGGAAATTACACAGCTAGAAATCAAGACAAGTGAAGATAATGCCGGTGCTATTGTTGGAACCGCCGGAAACAACTATTCGATTACAGGAAATTTTCTTGTATCAGACAAGACCGGAGCGGAACTTGAACAGATTGCAAATAACCTGTTGCCGATTATGAAACAGGCGGTATACACACCGATTAAAAGTTGCACTTGTGTCGGAAATCCATGCTTGACACTTGGGGAACCAATCCGGTTCAATACCACAAGAGAAATTGTTGAAACGTATCTATTGCAACGCACCCTAACCGGAGTACAAAGCAAGAGAGATTCAATCTCGGCACAGGGTACGCAGACGCACTCTGCAAAGGTTAATTCTATCAGAGATACGATTGAAAGCGTGGAAAGACGTACCGGAAAGTTAGAACGAAATGCAGACCATCTTCAATCCACATACGAGGATTTAGAGAAACAGACAAGCTCTAAGTTTGAGCAGACCGCAGAAAGCATTTCCGCAGAAGTCAATCGCGCGCAAAAGGCAGAGGGTGCATTGGACGCGTCCTTGGAATTAAAGTTAGGCAGAGATGAGAACGATCAAGTTATTTCGATGATCAATGCAAGCGCTGACCAGATTATGCTTCGTGGAAACAGGCTCATAATTGAAAGTAATAACTTCCAGCTTGACGGGAATGGACGAGTGTCAATTATTGATTCTCTGAATTTTATTGCAACGTCTCTTGGCGATGACATTGTAATTATTGGACTCGATGCAAGAGGAAGGCCAATGCTGCAAAACATACGCATTGACCTAAACTCTGTAACAGATCAAAATGGGGAAGCCATAGGGGATCATGCAAGTACGGCTGATCATGCGACAACCGCAGACTCTGCAACAACTGCAGAAAGTGCAAGGCAGTGTATAATGGCATCAACCGCGCATTATTTGCAAGGTATTGGACTATCCGATTATGTACGAATTTCAGACAACGGAAATTTAATCCCAAGTTCTAGTTCTGTGTACTGTGGAACTAACCCCAATCCATTTGCCGGAGGGTATTCTTCCGGTGGTTGGAAAACAACGTCTGATGGCAGAAAGAAAAAGGATTTTCGAAAACTGTTAGAGGATGATCGGTTTGAGAGATTTTTTGAGTTGCTGCAACCGATGGAATATCGGCTCATAGAAAATGATGATAAAACGCACATTGGATTTGTTGCACAGGATGTCGAACAGGCAATGACGGATTGTGACATATCTGAAAATGAGTTTTACGGACTGGAACATGCGGTATTCTCCGAAAAAGATTTTGAATCTAATGAGGAATGGGAAAAATTCTTAGAGCAGAATGGCGGCGAAAATGATATGTATACATTGTGCTACCAAGAGTTTATCGCTTTAAATACTGTCATGATACAGAAACTGCAGAACAGATGTAACGATTTTGAACGCAGACTATCCGCGTTAGAAAGGAAGTGATTAGATGGCATATCAGAAAATCTATAGCCGCGAATATTGGGAGAACCTTCCAAGCGAAAAGACCGCAATTAATCGAAATAGGCTGAACAACATAGAGGGCGGCATTGATGCAATCGACGATCGTGTGTGCGCACTCGACACCACGAAAGTTGACTTGACCAAGGCTAACGAACTTGTAAAGGAAATCCTTTGGGATGAATCCAACGGTACGCTGACTGTGGTAAAGATGAATGGTTCCAAGGCTATGATTGATACCAAGCTGGAAAAACTGGCGGTAAACTTCAAGTACAATCCGGAAAGTCAACAGTTGGTAATCACGCTTGACGATGGCACCACGCAGAATGTTGATTTATCTGCACTGATTACACAATACGAATTTACGGATTCTGATACAATCGCATTTGCAATCGGCAGTGACGGTAAGGTGTCCGCAATCGTGAAAGAGGGAAGTATCCAAGAAAAGCATCTGCGCCCAGATTATCTTGCAGATATTAAAGTGGAATCTGCCAAGGCAATAGCATCTGCCAAAAGCGCAGGGGTGTCCGAAACCAACGCGGCAAAATCTGCCACAGACGCAAAGGACAGCGCAGACCGGGTACAGGGAATCGAAAACGAGATTAACAAGAAACTCACAATGACAGAATTTGATGTGAATGAGGATGGAGAGTTGATTTACACGGACAATTCCGCTTATAACTTTGTTGTTGACAATGACGGAAATTTGAATTGGGAGGTGGCGTAAATGGCTATAGCAGGAAGAGTGGCAATTGTGCCAAAGGGCGATTGGAGCGCAGATGCTACATATAAGAGATTGGATGCAGTGACTTATAACA